CACTAGGAGGCTTTTTTATTGGAGCAAGCTATGAAATTCTATAAGTGGCCTAAGACTGCTTCTCTTCTGGATCTTGAAAAGAAGGATCCTAGACTATTTGAAATAGCATCCAAAGTTGACGGATGGGCTGCAACTGAAAAGATAGATGGAGCAAACTTCTCCATTGCAGTGAACAAGGAAGAGGTACGATATGCATCCAGAAATCAGCTTCTTAATCCTTGCGATAATTTCTTCGATCTTCATCTTCATCTGGCCCAAATAGAGACAATAGTGAATGCAGCCAAGGAAACTGTTCTGGAAGGAGATCTGGATCAGCTTGTCATTTATGGCGAATACTATGGCGAAGATGTAATGAACAGGATTCCCTACAAGACCAAGGGAGACTTTAGATTCTATTCAATGCTTACTGCCAAGGATGGAAACCTGTTCTATTTCTCCTTTGGAGAACTGGCATACTTCTTTACCAAGCATGGTCTAGGAGAATTTCTTGTTCCTATCATAGATACTTTTCCTTCACTAGAAAATGCTATGAACCTGTCTCCAGAGTTTCCTTCTCTAATAAATCCAGAAGCAATGGCAGAAGGATTTGTCATACTTCCCGTAGCTGCAGATCCTGTAGCAGGAAATGATCTGCTTGTATTCAAGTGCAAGAGCGAGAAGTTCAAGGAAAAGGTTTCCTACAAGAAAAAGAAGCCTGAAGCCAGCAGTCCAGAGGAACTTGCTGCACTAGAACAGCAGAGGAATCTCTTTAAAGACTATATTACAGAGTCTAGAGCAGTATCGGTAATATCCAAGATGGGAGTTCCTGAAGACATTCATGACATTTCTCCATTCGTAAAAGCTATGCTTAACGATGCATGGGAGGAATTCGTGGAAGACAATAAGATAGAAGGAATGTCTCTAAAGAACCAGAAATTCATTAGAGCTCAAGGATCTCTTCCCTACAAGACAGTGCTTTCTGCACTGGGAACCATAAAAGGAGAATAAAATGCTACTGGCCACTGCAGCCACTGAATCCAATTTCCAGAACACTTTCAAGTCTTTTGGAATAGAAGCTAGTCCTATAGCCTTCGACATTCTGTCTTCAAGGCTGTATTCAAATACGACTTTAGCCATTGTCAGGGAAATACTGTCCAATGCTTATGATGCAATGGCAGAAGCAGGAACTCTTGAAACTAAAAAGATAGATGTTCATTTTCCTGACATGATGGAATCTAGGTTCATTGTCAGAGACTATGGCAATGGACTGTCTGAAGAGGAAGTATTCAATCTCTATACTACCTTTTTTCAGTCAACTAAAAGAGATTCCAATGAATTCACTGGCTGCTATGGCCTAGGTTCCAAGTCTCCATTTGCATATGGAGACAGCTTCATGGTTGAATCCTTTCAGGATGGCATAGTCAAAAAGTATCTTATGGCTAAGATGAATGGCTATCCTAAAGTAACTAAGTTGACTGAAAAGGAAACTGATGAAGACAATGGTCTAAAGGTTACCATTCCAGTTGCTGAAGGAACTAAGGATTTCTACTACGAATTCTGCAAGTACATTAAGTATCAGCCTGATTTGGCAGAAGCTGTAAATGCCAACATTGAGTTTGAGCATGCAAAGTTCTGCAAGGAATATACTGACAATTTCTGCACTGTAAGGCTTGCAATGGAAGAGAATCCATACAGGCATGCAGACATTTATATTAAGCAGGGAATGAACATATTTCCCTTCAAGAGTGATCTGTCTACGTTTGGATTCACTGTAGTAGTTGAAGTTCCTATTGGCACATTTGAAATAGTGCCTTCAAGAGAGGCACTTTCTGAATGTGAATCAAATACTAAAAACTTTGGAATAGTTAAGAACTCTATTCAGAAAGTGATGGCTAATATTCTAGGAGAGTTTGAGCCTCATTCTCTCTTTGTTTACAACTCTTATTTGCATGAACCAATATCTAAGACATTAAGAGAAAAGTACTTTCCTTATAAGTCCTATGTAGCTGGATACAATTATTATAGAGATACCAGCTCTATAGGAGTTCAGAGAACCTACAAGGAAACAAAGGTACAGATAGCCTATACCGGCTATATACCGGGAGTATTTGAAATAAAAAGCTATGTGAAGGATCCCTTTTCTATTAGCAATTCTTCAGTCAGAGATGACAGACCAATGATAATTGTAGTTGGCAAAGAAGAGGATCCTGACTGGAGCAAAGTAAAACGAAAGATGTCCACCTATCCTGACTTCAAGGAACTAAACATCTGCGTAAAGGGATTCAGTTACGACTATTGGCAGAATCACGGAGGTCTATATGAATTCCCAGTATGCTATCGTACGCTTACTAATGATACCGTAGTTCCATCTGAAATAACTCCTAGGGATGCATTGCAGTATCTTAGGAATATTGTATGGACATATAACAATATACCTGAATTAAACTTTGATATTCAGATAATGCCTATTCATACATTTCTGAATAAGTTCAAGGGAACTATTGCTCCTAAGCAAAGGAAAACTCCTTCTGCTCCAGTAAATACTCTTGTAGGAGTCGTGAAAATGACTAACTACAGTGATCCTGTTCCTCTATACTTTAGAGAATATCCATTGTCTGAACATTTAAATAAATGGGACATACTTGGAGTTACTTTAAAGAAAGATCTTCCTAGTGAAGTAGATATGCGTGCTATATGCTTCATGTTTAATAACAGAACAAAAACTGTAGATGGAGATGTTGCAGTTTATAAGGCTCTTGAAAATCAGGGAATAGATAAAGATTTCAGTACAATGAATCATGTACTTGTACTATCGTCTAGAGGTTATAAACAGGCACTAGAACTTGGATTAAAGCCTATAGACTTCAATAAAGTAATTGAAGACTTAAGGGCAATGCCTCTGCATTTTTATCTGCAGTCTTCATTAATGGAAATAGGAGAGCTTAAAATAATCGACAGTCTATTTACTGAAGACATGAACATAAGAAAAACTAGAAACATTAAGCTTCCCATTAAGCTTGTAAGAAAGCTTAGACAGACTATGCTGTATCGTATGCATAGATCCTACATGTCCATTGTATCCAAGATAACTAACAATACCTTAAACTATTCTCATGAAATTCAGTTAATTAAGAACTTTTTTGAAAACTGTCCAAATGTAAAAATCTGCAAGTACGAAAGCAAGATTGCTCTGCCTAGACTCCATGAATTTTATGGCTATCTATCCAAGAGGCAAAGAAGTTATGCCTTCCCAAGTGTGGAAGAGCAGTACAGACTTGCAGAATTCATCCTTAATAACCAATACCATCTGTAGGAGGTCAAATGACTTACATCAAGACAGACGGAATGCTTACCATCGTTCTTGACGGAGAGCTTTATTCCATCTCTTCTGACGAAGATAATTTTCAGAAAGTATATAAGGCTGTAATTGAAGATGACGAAGCCTTTATACGAAACTATTTTGAAGGCACCAAGCTCATCATTCTTGGCACTGTCAAGGTGAAGAATGGTGTTCCAGTTACGGAAGATGGCAAGGAAATTGTCAGCAGAAATGAACTGTCCAATTTCATTAAGCTTCTAGTAAGACGTGGAATGATTTCAGAGAATGCTGACATTGAACCTATCAAGCCATTTCTTGTAAAAGTTCTTCAGAACAAGTTTATCAACTGTCTTACTGAACTCTATGAGTTTTGCAGTGCAGGTGATTTTGAGATTACCAAGGAAGGTAATCTCATTGCCTACAAGAGAGTCAACAAGGATCTTACTTCCTGCCATGATGGAGTAACTCAGCATGCAGTAGGCCAGTATACTGAAGAAAAGAACTTCGATACTGACCGTACTAGAACATGCTCCAATGGTCTTCATTTCTGCTCCTACAGCTACCTTAACTTCTTTGGTGGAGAAACTGTAATTGCAGTGGAAGTGGATCCTAGAGATATTGTGGCAATTCCAGAAGACTACAACTTCTCCAAGGGAAGGTGCAGGAGGTACAAGACTGTAGCTATTCTTGAAGAGAAGGCTGATGAAGCCATTAGGCTAAAGAAGCTTAGGGAATACGATACCATTGGAGATGCCGATCTTCTTCGTGCTGAAGAGGAGGAAGATGAAGAGGAATCTGACCTTCTTCCTGAAGATGACGACTGTCCTAGGTATCTTACTGGACGTTACAAGACTCTGTACAAGTATACTAAGACAGATGGTCTTTCTGAAGCCCAGATTCGCAAGAAGATGGGTATTAAGAAATCTACCTATGAACGCTACATGAGAAAGATGAATGAAATGATTCGTAATTACGGAGGCTAGAATGCAAGTATCAGTTCGATTCGGTAAAGATCAGTTTGTCAAGGTTCTTAATGACCAGCTGAAATCTCTTAATCCCAATTCTCCTGAAGTTGACGAGACCAATCTTACTATGATTGGCAAGAAAGGCGAGGAAACTGTAGGTGAAGTGGATAATGTTGATCTAGTAGTAGATCTACCCGTAGCCTAAGAGGAACCATGACGGGACTAGAAGTGTATCTGATAGGTATTCTTGATAATATTCATGCAATGCTTTGCTACTTAATATTTGCATCCGTTATAGTCATAGGGACTGTTGGAATAGCTGTTTTCTTAAATTGCCAAGATATTTCTGATATTCCAGACGGGTTTTGGAAGCGTACTAAATGTGCTTTGCTGATATTGAGTATTTTGGTTGCGGGGAAGACCCTCTTGCCAGATACGAAGCTTCTAGCTGCCATGTACATAATCCCGGCTATGGTAAACAACGAGAAGGTTGCAACCATGGGAACCAACCTTCTCGAAACTTTAACTGCACTTACCAACAAGTGGATGATGGATGTAATAAAAGAAAACAATGATAAGAATGCCACGGAGAAAAGATCTGATGGAAGTAAAACTTCTATATAGCTATAGAAACGAAGAAGCTGCACAGCTAGGAGCATCATACTGCGTTGGAAAGGAAACTCCTTCAGTCATTGGATTAGAGAAAGCCTTGACCAGTGGACATTATTCTCTGGTAGAGCATCTGCCATTGACATGGAGCGTTAGAGGAATTTCCAGAGCTCTTCTGGCACAGCTTTCAAGGCATAGGCATATTTCTCTTTCAGTGAAAAGCCAGAGATATGTAGCTATGGACAGTCCTGAATGGTATGTACCCGAATGCTTTCAAAAAGAAGATGAAATAAGTAAAACATATTTTGGACTGCTTAATTTAATAAAGCAAACTTATGAGCATTTTCTAAAAGAAGGCATAAAGCCTGAAGATGCTAGATGCGTTCTTCCTAACTGTACTCTTACTAATCTAATTCTCAGCATGAATGCCAGAGCTTTTATTGAAATCTGCAAGCTAAGGCTATGCCTTAGAGCTCAGAAGGAAATAAGAGACTTGTTTAGATTATTGAGAGAATCCATTAAAGAAATTTATCCATCAGTGCATGAATTGTGCAGACCTAATTGCAGTGCCTGTACAGAAGTATCTGGATGCAAGTTTAAATAAGAGAGAGCTATAAAAGATGTCTATAAACTATGTACCATGTCCAACTCCATTTTCTGCACAAATGCTTTATAAAAGATGCCATGCATTTGGAGAGCAGTTATCGGAAGGACATCTTTCTCAAAACAGAAAATGGGAAAATCACTGTCCATTAGGTGAAATATTTAACTGTCCCTTTCCAAATGAACTGGAAAGAGAATGTCTTACTGTAACAGAAGAAGACTGGAAAAACCTTTTTATATCAGATTCAGACTAGGAGACTGAAATGAAATCCAACTGGAAATTCAAGCTGGTGATGGTTCTTATTGTTCTTGGATTCTTGGGTGCCCATGAACTTCAATGGTTTTCAAAGATTATTAAAGCAGAGGATGCCATCGCAAAGCTCAGTAAGGCTTCTCAAACTCCAAAAATTGTCACTAGAACAGTTGGAGTTACTGATGAAGAAAGAGCTATTCTGCTTTCCTACAGAGCTGGCAAGGAAGGAACTCTTTCCTGCCTGAACAACAACCCATTAAACATCAAAGTTGATGTCAATGGAAAGAGATGGAAAGGACAGGTAGGCGTAGACAAGTACAAGCATATTGTCTTTAAGAATCTTCATTATGGACTTAGAGCAGGAGCCATTACTCTTCTCAACTATGAAAGGAGACATGGAATCAAGACTCTTGAAGGAGTGATAAAAAGGTTCTGTGGAGGAAACCGTGAATATGTAAGGTATCTTAGCCGTCATCTTAGGCTGAAGCCTAAAGAAAAGTTTTCCATAGCAGAACGTCTTGAAGAGCTTCTCTACTACATGTCCAAGTTTGAATCAGGAAAGTTTGTAAATAGAGACTTTATAATGGCATACGAGGTATAGACATGAACATGCTGGACATGCTTGAAAAGGAACTCTATAGCCGTGGAACATTTAGCGGAGAGCTTCCTGAAATTGTAAAGGCAGTGGCAGATTCCATTCCTACTACCACTCTTCCTTATCGAATGAAGACTGCCATTGCAGTGTCTGAACTGATGCTGTATGCTTCCCAGTTTCGCATCAACATCAGGCACTGGAACGACAGCATGATACCAGTAAATGCCATTACCTTCTGCATTGCAAAGTCTGGTGCAGCCAAGGATTCTTCTCTAAGAAATGCACGGAAGTGCTTTCAGTCCAGCTATGAGAAGATAAATGAATATCGTGCTGACTTTGCAAGAATACATGCAAAGGAAGCAGCCAAGGAAGCAGGAAAAAGAAATCCCAATGACTTTTCAGTCTATAAGGAATTCTTAGTGCCTCCCAATCCATTGTTTGTAGCTGTCTCCACTCCTGAGGGATTTCTTCAGCACTTAAATGATTTGGCTGAGAATCCTATGGGAGCAGGCTACATATATTCAGGAGAATTTGGACAGGAGCTGGAATCCAATGCCAATATGGTGGAAATGTGCAAGATCATTTCTGAACTTTATGACGAAGGAACTAAGGAAGTTAAAATCCTGAAGGACAGAGAACGTCAGGGAAAGGAAATAAAGAATCTTCCCGTCTCAGCGTTATTCATCTCATCCCCTGACCATCTTCTGTTTGACGAATCCATCAAAAGAAAGTTCAAGGATCAGTTTACTACCAAATTGGCTAGGAGATCTTTCTTTATCTATGCCAATGATCAGGAAGAAGCTTTAGACTACGATTCGGTAGACGAGCTTCTTCAAGCTCAGACAGCTATGGAAGACAAGGCAAAGGAAAGCAGAGAGAGACTGTCTGCATTCATAGACTCTCTCACCATTGATCTAGTCTCCTGTCCATTCTCCTGTTTAACAGTATCAAAGGAAGCTAGAGAGCTATGCACTCTATACAAGCAGTACTGCGAGGAAATGGCTAAACCCATGAACTCAATGTTTCCCATTGCAAAGCTATGCAGACAGCACATGTACTGGAAAGCATTCAAGCTTGCTGGAGCACTGGCTCTTCTAGAGTATTCTCCAACTATCATGCAGGAACACTACACACAGGCAGTTAGCTATGTAGAACTTATCTCTGAAGACATAGGACTGTTCGAGAAGGAGCTTGTCAAGGAATCTTATGAACTCTTTACAAGCTACTGCAGAATGTATGCCTTGGATGGCAGATACAGCATGTCTCTGCATAATCTAAGAAAACATGGATTCATTTCCTTGAAAGGAAGCTCTACTACTCAGATGAAAGAGCTAGTCAAGCTTGCTAATTCATTCGACAAGGATGGAGCCTATACTGTCAAAGGAGATGAAGTGTTCTATGAAGAATTGCAGAAGCCTCTGTATCTTACAGTATCCTATGTAGAAGCATCTGGAACCAAGCAGCAGAGAGCTACCAAGGTAGCCATGGGCTATCAGTCTGAAGAAGTGGAATTCAAGGATTTGAAGAATCTTCTTCAGGGAGACTTTGCCTATTCAAACTTTGTATTCTCCAATGGAGTAAGATCTAAAGAGAATATAGAAGGAGGAACTAAATGGCTTGTACTTGACATTGACGATTCAGAGATAATTGATACAGAAGCTCATCTGCTTCTAGGAGACATAAGGCATTTCATATGCCGTACATCCAATCCTGACAATGAAAGCAAGTATAGAGTGCTATTGGAACTGTCCTGCGTAATAGATGTTCCAGACATTCAGTGGAGACTGTTCCTTGAACTGGTATCCAATGAACTGGGACTAAACTGTGATCTGCTTCCAAAAAGCCAGATATTCTTTAGCTATGCAAAGTCTGCTTCCACTCTTTTGGAGAATCTGGAAGCAGAGCCATTTGACGTAAAGCCTGTACTGGATCTTCTTGCTGCACAGCCTATAGCTCCTAAGAAGGCTCCTACAAAAAGTTCCTGCAACAAGATGCTTGAGAATCCATTAAGCACCTTTGAGCAGGCATTTCAGGCTAAGGATGGAGAAGGCTCTAGAAAGCTTGTATGGGCTGTAAAGTATGCAAGAGAGCTAGGAGCAGACTTGAATTATGCACTAGATCTTGTTCATCAAATAAGTTCCTACTGGGTGAAGCCTTTTCCTGAAGACAGATTGCTGGCTTTAGAGAGGCAGATATCCAGATGGAATTGGCAGGAGTAGTATGAATGTATTTAAAAGAATAAGATGGTTTTTTGCTTATAGAATCTATCCATCAAGTGACATAATAGGCTACCTAGTAAGTAGCTTTATTGATGAAGGAAAGCTTATAAAAGAAACTGAATATGATGCTATTATAGAATATAAAAATAATGTTTATAAAGTATGGATTGAAAATTATCCATATTCTTGGCTTTCAAAATGTGAATCTGTATCTAAGGAAAATTATAAACTTGGATATACAATATGGAAAACTACATGGAATAGTACTGTTCCACCTAAAAAAGTAGCCATGAAATTTGAAGACTGGCTATATAAAGAGAGAAAGCGTCTCTTTGATGAACAAAATTCTATTGAAGAGACTGACAATACCCATCAAATTCAATTAAAGGAGACTGCTATGTCTAACGAAACTTCTTGTGAATTCAAAACCTTTGATCATGTTCTCGTTCGTGACCATCGTTCCAGCGAATGGCTTCCTGATATTTTCGTTCGCTACAATCCTGTAGATGAAGATGGCAATGAAACTGCGTATCCCTATGAAACTATCGGTTCCAAGTATAAGTACTGCATTGCTTATGATGAATCTCTTGCCTTCACTACCGGAGCTGATTCTACAGACTTCAAGAAGGGAGATACGGTAGAATTCATCTATCTCAGGGAAGGCAAGTGGTTCCGTGGAGTCATTACCGATATTTCTACTAAGGAAGTAAAGGGTGACAACTACATCTATCGCGTAGACTTCACTGACAATGATGGCAACAAGGAATGGCTCTGGTGCAAGCTTGACCAGCTTCGTGAAGCCTGTGCAAATGTTAATGACGATGCAGAGGAAGAGAACGAAGAGGAAGAAAAGGAACACAAGTTCCAAGTTGACCAGAAAGTCTGGTACAAGGGTCAGTACAGTGATGACAAGTGGACTATGGCTACTGTAGCTACTATTGACGATGGCGATGATGATCTTACCTACCGCATTGAACTTTTCAAGGACGGTGACACATGGTGGGTAAGGGAAGCAGAGCTCAAGTCTATTGATGAGTACCCGTTCTAGCCTTCCAGACTGGGTTCAGGTACATGGCAAAAGCATAAAAAGATACCTGTCTCTAAAGGACTTTCCAGAAGGATGTACAGGGTTCGTCTATAGAATATTGTTTGAGGATGGAACCCTGTACATCGGAAAGAAAAGCCTGTATTCATTGCGTACTGTGAAATCTGAAGCTAACAAGCATAAAGATGCCATAGTAAGCATTAAATTCAGGAATACAGGCAAAGGATTCAGGCAGAGATATGACATTATCAAGCTTGAATCCAACTGGAAGTCCTACAAGGGCAGTTCAAAGGAAGTCAAAGGCAGAAAGCCGGTAGAACGTACAATACTGGCTTTCGCCTTTTCAAAACTTGAGCTAACGTATCTGGAAGAAAAGAATCTCTTCAAGTACGATGCCATTGTAGATCCCAGCTACATTAACTCAAACATTGGAGGAAGGTACTATAGAGGTGCCATTCCTCAGGAGAGATTCGATGGTCAAGAAATCAGAAGTGAAGACTGAAGAAGTCAAGGAAGTCAAGATTACTGCAAAGCCATCTGTAGAAGAGCTGATGAAGAAGGCTATTCATGCCAAGTGCATTGCATGCGTAGGAGGCTATCATGACAAGGTAGCTTCCTGTTCTTTCAAGGAATGTCCATTGTATGAGTACAAAGACTGAACTGGAAAAAGAGCTTAGAACCATCAAGAAAGCCTGCTACAACAAATGTGTTGACTGCTGCGGCAATGATGTGGCACAAGCACGTCTATGCAGCATCGAGGAATGTCCTCTGTATAAATACAAGCCTAGGCACAGAGGTACCGAAAGAGAGAAGGATCGGTAGGCATAAAAGGAGGGGAGGTGATGGACCCCTCCTTTTCAAATTTCTGCCGGAGTAGCTCAACGGTAGAGCAAGAGTCTTGTAATCTCAAGGTTGCAGGTTCAAGTCCTGCCTCTGGCTCTCATATTAGGAGAATTCCATGAAACTTCTTAAGCTATGCTCCATTGCATTGATTATTGCTATGGCAGGAAGTCTTGCATTAGCTAGCTATGCAGATGCAAAAAGAATAGGCTATGCAAGATCATTTCGCATGCTTACTAGAAAAGCTCCAGCAAGAACTCCTAGCCATTGGGGAACTGCATTAAGTACAATGGGAGGAGCCACAGCTGGAACTGTAGTTGGAGAGACTGTCTACGATGCACTGAAAACTGATCCTTACGAGAATCAGCAGGATGTGATAAGTCAGTGCAAGGAAGGCAAGGAATGCAGACTAGACAAGGAACGTAAATAGAACCTTAAGTTATGATAGGTTGTTTTTAACAAACTTATGCAATAATTTTTCAGGTTGCAGCGATCCACTTAATTGGGCACTACTGCGTAAAATAGCCCTGGCTCCAATCCCCGGTTTCCTAGGTAAGCCAGTGTTAATCGGATGAGGGGAGGTACAGTGACTGAAGCACGGAAACTGTACATTGCTATTAGAGTGCTCTTGAAATATAGAGCACTCTTTTTTTATCAGGAAAACCACCAATATGGAGATAACGATGGAAGCTGAAGAACTTAAAGAGCAAGATACTTTTATTCCTTTTGCAGTAGAGATTCATGAAACTCATAAGTGTAAAGGCAACGTAGTATGCCATATTAATGGAAACAACTATAAAGTTGAATATGAGTATGATGTTACTATGGATGACCTTAATACCTTCAATATATCAGGCTTTAATTTAGATGAAGCATATAGACACCTAGATGAGATAAAGAAATTTATTAAGAATCAGCTTAGAAGCTATCTCTGTAAATTTTAGGAGGATTTCATGAGTGAACCAATTAATGTCAACTGTTTCTTTGCAAATGTAAATGAACTGCATAAATGCACTGGTTCAGTCATCTGCACTATTAACGACTATCCATTTCTGCTAGAATACGAATTTAACATTAAAAACAATAATATTATTATCAATGCAGAGAATATCCCTGTTTCATGGTACGATGCTCTTGGTCCTATTAAGGAATACATAAGGAACACAGTCTATGACAAGCTCTCAGCCGCTGCATGTAAGCTTCAAGAGCACGTCTAGTACATACTGGGGAAGCAAGTGGCTTGAAAGCCTTCCAGACCTGTTTGCAGCTGACTTTGAAGTAGCTCCTAAAGCAAATAGTTCACAGAAAAAGATGGATCAGTGGAGACTAGACAAGTTCTCTCCTGTTCTGTCTAGAGAAGAAAAGCGTCTGCTTAAGCAGTCAGTCAACAGTACAGGTCTATCTCATCCATCGTTAACAATTGTTACTCATCTGTCAGTAGCATGGTCTGACCATGATGCCTATGTACTGATATGTGAAGATCAGAACATGGTAGACATGCTGATGCAGTTTCTTGTCAATACAGACAAAACAATGCTCTTTCATAACTTTGGCTATGATGGAGGCATTATCTATTATCATACTCATAAGCTTCCCAAGCATGTAATAGATACTCAGCTTCTAGCTAAATCCATTCTCAACAATGCAGACCATCTCAAGGGAGAAACTGGCTTGAAGACTCTAATGTCCTATAAGTATTCCAAATGGGGACTGTCTAAGGACAGCTTCACTCTTGAAGAGCAGAACAAGGACTATATGCTTGAATATTCAGCTACTGATGCATGTGCAACTTATGCACTGTATCAGGACATACTCAAAGACTTGGAGGCATGGAAGATATGAATGAAATGTCTGAATATCTACCTATTCCTAGACCTATGGAAGTGCCTCCTGAACAGGATGGCAAATGGTTCTATGACCATATAGTTTCAATGCTTCTTCCGGATATTATTAAAATGCAAAGTGCAGGCATTCCAATAGACCTTTCCAAAGTCAGAGTTCTAGAAGATACCGTAGAAGACGTACTGGCTAATGTACAGCATACTATGCTTCAGAATCCTCTTATGCAGAAGTTTAGACAGGAACAGTCTGCAATGTCTCAAGCTATAAAATGCACTAGCATACAGCAGAAGGCAAAGACTGTAGAAGACTTCATTCCAAAGGAATGCAATCCATCTAACAAGATTCATAGAAGCTATATAGTTAATCAGAGACTGAAAGATACGAATCAGATGGACTACTATCAGCCTGAATGGACATTAAAGGACTTAAAGCTCCTTCTAAAGGTGCATAAGGATCCTGTTCTTTCTTTTCTGCTGGAAGAACCTGAGCATAAAAGCTTAGACGATTTAAAGCATAGAGCAATGCTTAAGTTAGCTTCAGACAAGTATGACATTTACTATAAGAACAAGATAGAACCTAGACTTACCAAGGCTATGACTGAAGAAGCAGAAGAATTCAACTGTGGTTCTGCAAAGCAGAAAACGGAATTCTTCTCTTCTCTTGGCATACAGTCTGAAGCTACTACTGGCAAAGGCAATCCCTGCTGGAACAGGGATGAACTGGAGAAGCTTGACAAGCTTCTAGATACTTTAATTGAGCAAGGAGAACAGAATGGAAACGAAGAATGTTCTTAGTCAGGCATTGGACATCATTTCTGGCAAACGTGGTGGATATCCTGAAGACGTATTTATCTTAATATCTAGATACTGGAGTACTTTTCTAGGCATAGACATACGTCCTAGAGACGTAGCTGTAATGATGATGCTGTTAAAGATAGCTAGGATCCATCCAGATTTAGACCAGTGGAATCAGGACAATGCAGTGGACATTGCAGGCTATGCTTACTTTGCCGATATGTACAGCTGGCTCAAGCCTAACGAAATCTTTGATGAAAAGAGTGATGAACTGTAATGCCTATAGTAAGTGATTTGTCACTAGAAGAACTCAAACAGCTAAAGGAAGTAGTCAATGCAATGCTCGACTATAGCAATGCGGCTATTATCAGAAACAACTTCATTAAGGCTTTTTACGACAATACCGTCAATGGAAGACTGTACGGTTCCTTTAAGTTATTTGGAACCAAGACCTTCAGACTTACTTCTTCGGCACCTAACCTACTCAATATGCCTTCTACAGGCTCTGTCTATGCAAAGCCCATCAAGCAGTGCCTATCTACAGACAAGAATCATTTAATCTATCAGGTTGACTTCTCTGCTCTAGAAGACAGGGTGATAGCCAATCTGTCTAGAGACGAGAATAAATGTGCAATCTTTACTCAAGGCATAGATGGTCACTGCCTGAATGCCTACTACTACTTTACAGATGAAGTAGAAGCCATTCTTCCTAGAGAAGAAGGAGAAGACCTCTATGCATTCGTAAAGAGATTTAAAAAAGAAGTAGAAAATGGCAATAAAGCTTTAAAAGCTATTAGACAGAAGTCTAAACCAGTTAGCTTCGGATTAAACTACGGCGCATATCCTGAGAAAGTAGCTTCTTCCATTAAATGCTCTCTAGAACAGGCAGAGAATATCTTTCATAGATATCATGATGAACTGTACAAGGGAGTAGATAAGATGAGAACTGCTGTCTTGGCTAAGGCTAAAAATAAAGGCTACATTCCTTTAGGATTAGGATGCAGAATTACTACAGACCATCCTGAAAAGGAAATACGGACAGTATTCAATGCCTTGACATAAAATCATGATTAGCGTACAGTTTTCAATATCTATAATTTAGGAGGATGAAATGAAAACTGTAGAATATGATGGTAAAACTTTTTATGAAATACCTAAAGGTAAAGGTAAATATTTTATATGTAAAGAAACAACTGAAATTCTTTCATTAATGAGACCTAAATTCCCAAGAATTCTTAAACAAGTGATTAATAAAAGTGGTTATTATATGGTAGGATTTTTTACACGTCCTAATAGAATTAATATATGTGTTCATAGAGCTATGATGGAAACGTTTGTAGAAAATCCTAACAACTATCGTGATATTAACCATATAGATGGTAATAAACTTAATAACCAACTTAGTAATTTAGAGTATTGTACATCTAAAGAAAATATACAGCATTCATTTAAAACTGGATTACATAAAAAATTTACAAATAAGCATATTTATCAATTTACTTTAGAAGGTGAATTTTTAAATGAGTATGAATCATTACGAAAAGCAGCTAAAGCTGTAAACTGTGATCCAGCTAATATATGTGTTTGCTTAAAAAATAAAACAAAGCATGCAATGGGATATTTGTGGTCTTATGAAGATAAAATAACATTACCTAATACACCTATAAAAGTTTTATCTTGTTATCGTGTAATTGAGAATGGTAAAGAAGATAAGATTTTTACTAATGAAAAAGATATTTTAGAATACTTAAAAATTGGTAGAACTTGTCTTTATGATCATTGTCGTACCGGTAAGCCATTACATGGGACTGTACGCATTATTCGTGAATATAAATAGGGCCTTTGTATAGAAATATACATAGAAAACTTCCTTAATTGCTGGAAACTCTCGAAGCATAAAGTACCAAAGTGTAACAATCTTTATGTATGTGATAATCAGCAGCCAAGCCCGAAAGGGAAGGTTCAACGACTAGGCGAAAGCCGTAGTGATCAAGTGATCGCGAAACAGGAAGCATCTGAAAAGATGATGATATAGTCTGTTCTATATGGAGACATATAGCTGTATAAACGGGCAAGATTAACGACCTTGCTGAACATAAAGGTTCTCAGTTCTGGTCAATTCTCTCTCTTCTGTCTCTTCATAGATTCAATGAAAAGATAGCAGAGAATCATTTAGAAGACAGGGTGGAAGTCATCTCTTCCATCTACGATGCTCTCTATATTCACATTGACAAGGATGCAGAGCTAGTCAAATGGGTAAACGACACTATCATCCCTATAATGACTGCAGACTTTCTGGAAGACCAGATAGTTCATAATGAAGCAGTCGGAGAGATAGGCTACAACTGGTATGACACTGCAGAGGTTCCCAATGGAGCCTCTCTAGAAGACATAGAGAAAGCAATAGCTTCTCTGGAGGATAAATGCTCAACCCAACAATAACAGATGTTTCCTATGTAGAATTTGGAGTACCATCTAACCGCACTTTAGCTCAGGTATGCTTTAAAAAGCTTACAGACACTGCCATTCTCTTCAAATATTCCCGTGAAGGAGATGCTTGCCTAGACATCTATTCAGATGTAGATATTATGATTCGTCCTCACGACACTGCCATTGTTCACTCCAATATAGCCGTACAGCTTCCTAAAGGCTATCACGGCATAGTGAGAGGAAGAAGCGGTCTAGCGTCAAGAGGACTGTTCGTCCATACTGGAACTATTGACGAGACTTATCGTGGAAGCGTTGGAGTTATTATGCACAACTTCAACGACTATGAATTCACTATCTCCAAGGGAGACAGGATAGGCCAGTTCTGCATAGAGAAATCCTATCTCATGCAGATGATTGAAGTTCAGACATTAGACTCAACTGAAAGGGGTGCTGAAGGCTTCGGCAGTTCAGGCACCCGATAGGAGGTGCAATGGCAAAAGCTAAAATGTGCAGGCTGTCCGAACCACAGCTAAAGACTAAACTAGACTTCATCGACAGCTACATAGGAGCTTCCAATGCAGCTACTGGAAGCACCTTTGACGCTAACAGCAACGTATCCAACAAGAATGTAGCTACCATGCTTGCTGAACTGAACAAGGACATCAACATCCAGATCAAGAGAGGCTTGGTAACTAGAAAAATCAAGGAACTGTATGGAGATGAGATTGCTGAAACATATCTTAAGCAACTTGAAGACCACCTTATTTATGCTCATGACGAAACTAGTGCGTTTCTTCCCTATTGTGTAGCTATCTCCATGTATCCATTCCTTACAGATGGACTGAAAGCATTTGGTGGAGAATCCAAGGCACCTAAGCATCTATCCTCTTTCAATGGAGGATTTGTTAATCTTATTTTTGCTATTTCTTCTCAATTTGCTGGAGCAGTAGCTACAGTTGAATATCTTCTTTGTTTTGATCATTATGCTAGAAAAGATTATGGTGATAATTATTTAATAGAACATACAAGTGAAATTGAACAAGAACTACAACAAGTAGTATATGCTTTAAATCAACCAGCTTCTGCTAGGGGCTTTCAGAGCCCGTTTTGGAATTTATCCATATTTGATAAATATTATTTTGATTCCTTATTTAAATCATTTTATTTTCCAAATGGAGACAAGCCTAAATGGGAATCAGTAGACAAACTTCAGAAGTTCTTTATGAAATGGTTCAATAAAGAACGTACTAAAGCTCTTCTTACATTTCCTGTAGTAACTGTAGCTCTTCTGCATGATGGACAGAGCATACTAGATAAAGATTATAAAGAGTTTATTGCACAGGAACTGTCTGAAGGAAACTCCTTCTTCATCTATACTTCCGATACTGCAGATAGTCTTTCTTCTTGCTGTCGTCTCAGGAACTACATTGGAGACCAGCTGGAAGAAATTAAGAATGACTTCTCCTACTCTTTAGGAGCAGGAGGAGTACAGACTGGTTCAATGAACGTAATCTCTCTCAATCTGAATAGATTCACTCAGGATGTATATTCTAGAATTAATCCTGTACTGAATGTAGAAGATGATCTTGTTCCTGAACTAAAGAAGCAGATATTCCTTATGCACAAGTATCAGCTTGCCTATAGATCTCTGTTCAAGGATCTGCAGGCAGGAGGAATGCTTCCTGTATACGATGCAGGCTACATTTCCCTTGACAAGCAGTTTCTTACCATTGGCATTAACGGTCTAGTGGAAGCTGCAGAAGCATGCGGAATACAGCCTGCAAATACTAAGGAATACAAATCCTTCTGCGCTTCCATTCTTAAAGCCATTAGCGACTGCAACAAGGAAACATGCAGAAAGCATGCAGGAGTGAAAATCAATACGGAAATGGTTCCCGGTGAATCTCTTGGAGTCAAGTTTGCCCAATGGGACAAGAAGGATGGATACTACGTTCCTAGAGACTGCTACAATTCCTACTTCTTCCCATCTGAATCAGAAGACATAACCATTCTTGACAAGATGGTACTTCATGGAAAGGAGATTGTAGACTATCTGGATGGAGGCTCTGCATGCCATCTTCAGCTTGAAGAATATCCAGACAAGGAAACCTATGCAAAGCTTCTAGACGTAGCTGCACAGGTAGGATGCAACTACTGGACTACCAACGTGAAGATTACAATCTGCAACCAGTGTGGACATATTGACAAGCATACCTTGAAATACTGTCCTTCCTGCGGTTCTACAGATCTAGATTATGCAACTAGAATTATCGGCTATCTTAGGAGAATATCAAATTTCTCCAAGGACAGGCAGATAGAAGAGTCTAAACGGTATTATCATGGACATGATGGATAAAGGATACCCATTCTGAGCCCTACAATGCCCCTAGAATGCTCTGCTTAGACAGAGACGTATGATTTATCATGAAACGCTCCAAAGTCGCTTAGAAACGATTCTGGAGCGTTTTTAAGGCATATGGAGGAATGCCATGCTTAACTACTATGACTGCGACATATATCTTAACGAGATACCGGGAGAGATTAGCCTTGGCATATCCTTCACTGGCTGTCCCATTCACTGCAAAGGATGCCATTGGGAGCCTCTATGGGACAATAGGCTAGGGTCTCCTCTTACATATGAAACTCTTGAATACATGATTACAAGAAATAGCTATGCTTCCTGCATACTGTTTATGGGAGGAGAATGGAGCAAGTTTCTTATCAATTTCATAAAGTATGTTAGAGGAGGCTATCCAGACAAGAAGACTGCACTATATAGCGGACAGGAACTAGCCTTCTTTGAAGGTACTGAATACATGGACTACTTGGACTATCTGAAAGTAGGTCCATATATAGAAGAGCTTGGAGGACTGCAGTCTCCTGATACCAATCAGAGACTGTTCAGGCTAGATAATGGAGAGATAGAGGAGGACTTAACCTTATGGCTACAAAAGAATACAGCCAAGATTCAATGACTGCACTAATATGCAGGATAATATATAATCTATTTGAAAAGCATGCAGAACCTGATTCTGATCTTAACGAAGATCTAGAATTGGATTCGCTAGATAGAATGGATATCCTTGTAGATGTAGAAAAAGAGCTAGGCTACGAAGAAAATGAACTTTCATTCGACAAGGAACAGCAGAAAGCATTTGCTGAATGCAAGACTCCTTCAGACTTAGCCAAGTTCTTTCTGGAGATATACAATGCAAGACTGCAGTGATCTGTTTCAGTATGAATCTCCCAGCATTCCTGAAGGATGCATAGGAATATCACCAAGCGGTATATACAAGTTCTTCGACTATCCTCCTGTATGGTATAGAGAGAACTTTCTAGGAGAAGAACCAGAGTTCAAAGGCAATACTGCTTCTGTAACTGGAACCATATGCCATTACATCTATGAAAAGGTATCCAAGGGAGAACCTGTAGACAGAGAAGGAATAAATGCACAGCTCATAGCTGAAATGTCAGACAATCCTGATGTCAGCATAGATGAAGTAATGGCAACCTATCCTAGCGTAGCTATGGCTGTAGTGAACGAATACGTTCTAAAGCACCAAACAAAGAACTTATGTCTGGAAGAGAAGATAGCTGTAGAATACAGAGATGGAATCTATATCAAGGGAACCTATGACAGGCTTGAAGGCACTATACTGTGCGATTACAAGAATGTCTCCAGAGTTCCTAATGAACCATTTCCATTCAAGTATCTAATGCAATTAATGGCTTATGCTTGGGCATTGAGAAAGACTGGCAAGATAGTTGACAGTCTAAGGCTCATATACGGCATTAAGCCTACCAAGACTCTTCCTGCCAGATGTCTAGTTGCAGACAGAGCCATAGACTATGAACTAGAACAGCAGTTCAAGGACTGCATGGATCTGATTGCAGATACATGCCTAAAGGCTAAAGAAGATCCCTCTCTTGTATATCTTCTATTCAAGTCAATGAAACTAAAGGAGGCATAGATGCCTGCAAAGATTCTTATTATTGGACGTTCCAATGTAGGCAAGACTACTTTGTTAAAGTCTCTAAAGAATGCTCTTGTCATAGCAGACGATGGAAAGCCTTTCAGTCTTCCTATGGCTCATGTCAACATAGTGGAGTTTGATGGAATCAATGCATTTCTTGATACTGTGGAAGAAGCGGTAGGCAAGTATGCAGACAAGTTTGGACAGACTCCAGACACTATCTGTTTTGATTCAGTATCCAGAATCTTCACTGACATAGAGACATTCAATTCAAACAAGTACAAAGGCTTTGATGTATGGAGCAATGTCAATAAGGATGTAAATGCATTCTGTGAATGCATTAATCAGCTGAATGCCAATGGCTTCAACGTAGTTCTTATTGCTCACTGCTCCTATGATGAAAAGACAGGAAACTACTCCGAGGTAGCAAAAGGTTCCTTTGCAAAGCTTGGAGGATTTATTTCAACGGTAGACGAAGCAGTCTATCTGGACATGCAGGGAACGAAGAGAATCGTCCATCATAGAGGAAGCAACATGTGCAGAACTCTTATTGATTCTCTTCCTGACAAGGAACCTGTAGAACAGTTTAATCTGCAGGAATATCTCAACCTTTTACAACAGAAAGCTGACAGCATTGCTGATCAGTGGAGGATTTAGCTATGGCATTTTTCAAGGTTAAAAAGGACGCAGAAGCAGTCCGTGATACTGACGGTAATGGCAGCAAGTATATCAACAAGTCTGGCATCTATGACATTCTTATCAAGGAAGTCATTGTAGACAGGTCTCCTTCTGGCTCTGAATACATCAATCTCTTCTTTGAGTATGACGGTCAGCCTCAAACCATCTATACTGCAATCCGTCTTACCAACAAAGATGGTTCAGAGAACTTTGAAGCATCTCTGTTCAATAAGCTCTGCATCATTCTAGGTGGCGGAGAGGAGATTGAGATTGATGATCCTGTTGAAAAAAAGTGTCCTATCGGTGCTGGCGGTGCAATGAAGGACTGTGCTGTTCTTGAACAGTTTGAAGATGCTCCCATCACTGTCAGGATTCAGATGGAGTATTCTCTCTACAATGGAGAGATTCAGCAGAAGAAGCGTATCAAGAACTTCTTTGACTCCATTACCCATTTGACTGCTTCCGAGATCATCAATGGTTCAGAAGAAGCAAAGCAGTATGAGAAGGAAATGGCCTATGCTGACAAGACTGTTTACAAGGATGATCTTACCGAAACTGACATACAGGACTGGATTAATTCTCGCAGGAGTGGTAGAGACACTACTGCTAAGGCTGCTTCAAAGCCAGCTGCAGGAAAGAGATCATTTTCAATCAAGAAATAGACAATGATAAAAGCATAGAATAGAAAGAACAACATGCCTTAGCAAAGCCTCCTATAGCAATATAGGAGGCTTATTTATTTGGAGGTGCTATGAAAGAGCTAACTACTGGAACCGTTATGGATCTGTTTTCCAGATGCCTTATTCATGCAGTAGAAATATTTGGAGACTGTGCAGGAGATGACTATGATCATTTCATGCTAACTCTTAGCAAAGCCAAGTTCTCTGAAAACAGTTCCTATATTCTAGCTGCATTGCTTACCATGACTGAAGATGATCTTGCATATGCATGTGAAGAAATATCTGAATTTCTTAAGAGTGATTCCAATACTCCAAAGGAGCAGATTGATAAGGCTATCACTGCATCCAAGTACATAATGGAATGCAATATTAGAGATGATGAACAATTCCTTACTCCTAAGGAAATGGCAGAATGCATTACTGAGAACTTTAGCGTTAGATGCAGTCCACAGATAATTAACAGAATTCTCATTAACCTTGGCTATCAGGTAAAGGATCCTGTAGTAAGATATGTTCCTACTGGAAAGGCTCATAAGGAAAAGGTTTATCAGTATGAAACTGTAAGCAAGCATTCAACCTTAAAGTGGAGCACTGTTCTAGTCCCCAAAATTTTAGGAGAAATGTAATGCAATACAATGTAGTAAAGTATATCTATCCTAAGCCTTCTACTTGTTCAGGGGCACATGGACAAATGTTTGTAAGTAGTAAAAATATTGAAAAATTCTATGATGAAATGGTAAAATTACAACGTAATAGCTGTCTTCCATGTACCTCTATTGCCTATATAGTAAATCCTGTAAATCATGCAGGAGATGTATATGTAGACGTAGGCTTTGCTTTAAGAAATCCTGAAGATAGATGGGACAAGAAGATAGGCAGAACTCTTGCACAACAGAGACTTGACGCATTAAGAGCAGGAGCTGTAGACAAGTATTCGCTTACATTTGACTTAAAGGAAGCTATGAAGCATACCTTTGGCTACATCAAGGATACGGTAGACATTAACAAATTCAGTCAATGGGAAGCATTGTCTTGGGTAGCCTTGCAGGACATAGTTGTAGATCATGTAGAATCATGGAACAGCTATCTGCATGGATGGGAAGAGGATACCAACATACTTTTTGATATTGTAAACTATGAGGGTAGACTATGACGCATGAAGAAGCATTTGAAAAAGCAATGGCTCATGTAGCCGAATGGGAAGGAGTGTATTCCAACGACAAGTATGATGCAGGCGGAGAAACCAAATATGGAGTCTGCATGGAATTTCTTAGAGACCTAGGCACTAGAGGAGGTGGCGACATCAATCATGACGGTGTTGTAGACCGTAGAGATGTCATTGCAGTCACCAAGCAGGATGCCAAGGAAATCTTCAAGAAAGAGTTCTGGGACAAGCCTAGGCTTGAAAGGTTTCATCCTATCGTTGCAATGATGATGTTTGACAGCAACGTAAACTGTGGATGCAGGCAGACTAACAAGCTTCTGCAGAGAGCTGTGAAAGCTGCAGACGATGGCATTATTGGTCCTAAGACTATTGCTGCAGCAGAAGCTATGCCTGTATCTCAAATTATTGCCAGATTCTCTGATCAGAGACGAAGGTTCTATAATGGACTAGCTTCCAACAAACCTACTCAAAAGAAATTTCTAAAAGGATGGCTAAACAGGACTAATGCATGTGAACGTCTTGCAGTTAAGTGCCTGTAGGAGGTTCATATGGTGTTAGATACTTTAAAGCTAATGCTTAATAAAATGATTGATAAAGGAAAGGAAATTGACGACAAGACAGTAGACATGAGAACCTTCATGGAATGTCTTCAGGAAGTAAGGCAGATGCTTGAAGAACCAAAGCTTATGATTGAAATGAAATAAACAAAAAGAAACCCCCTCTGAAAAGAGGGGGTTTTAATTTACTATCTTAGTCTAATATGAGGTATTCTTCTAGCTCCTTGGTAAGCTCTATAAGTATCGTATGTATCATCTATATCATTTAACAACTCACTTCCTACAGCATCTAAAGCATAGCCTTCTGCAGCATTTTTAGCTCCACCTTTAGCAACTGCTTTAGCTACTGTTTGCCAAGGAATTCCTTTAAAGGAATTTACTGCAACTCCTCTAAGACCAGCTAATCCTCCTGTAGCAAAATCTATAGGATCTACTGCAGGCTGTTCAACAGGGAGATCAGTTCTTCTTAGTCTATCTACCATTTGGTTGCTTCTTAAATAATCATAGTTGCTAAAATTATTTAAAGCTTGATTAGGCTCTTCTCTTCTAGGGTCTAGAAGAATATTTCCTTCTTCTCTTCTATCAAAGTATCTTTGAAGAGCTCTATTGCCATACATGTTAGCTCTACCAGTTATATATCCACCTACAGCCCCATCTCTAGCCATTTGTCTTACTAGTCTTTGTCCTTCAGGAGATAGACTTCTGTAGTAGTTTCTTCCATCAGGACTGCTTAAATCAAAGTTTATCCATTGTCCTACTTCTCCAGTAGGTCTAGCAAGACCTAGCATTCTTTCATCACTGATAAGAGCTCCATTGCTAGGGGTAGGATGGTTCCATTTCTTTCCAGAATCATCCAAATGACCATTGCCTCCTATAGCACTGTTCTGTTGACTAGCTAAATTATGCCTAACAAATCCATTTAGATTATAGTCATAGGAATTACCGGGATAGCTAAAATCTTTGCCTTTATTTGCTAGCCATGCATATTTAGTTACTAGTTCTCTAGGAGTAAGCCTATCGTTAAAAGCACTATTTAAGTAGCTGGTAGAAACTGTATCTGAATAATCGTCAGATAGATTTGAAGGATACAATACCTCCTCTGGTTTTGCTAACCCCCATTTAAAGTATGGATTAGATTCATATTCTTTAGCCATTACAACTCACTAGCCTCATCTACTAAGTTCTTAATATCAGAATCGGAATCATCTACTTCATCAGGAGTACTCTTCCTTCTCTTCTTCTTTTTCTTCTTGCCAGACTGCTTCTTATCGTCAACGGAAGCCATTAGTTCATCAGGACTTGCACCTAGTTCATCTTGTGCCTTACTGGGAATCTTTCTCTTGTCTACAAGACCGCCACTAGATTCAAGATCAGGTATTTTCTCTACATCTGGCAGTTTCTCCATATTGTTCAGTGAATTCTTGCCATAGTCCAAGATAGGCTCATCAGGCATCTTGTAAGGCTGTTTCTTGTATTGCTTTGCATCATTGCTTCCTGCTAATCCCTGCATGTATTTATCCTCCTAGAATGAGTTCAACCAATCAAATGGGTGTTCAATTATTTCAAACAGCTGAGGCTTTGTTGCCTCTTCAACATTTTCAAGCAGTCCTCTAGGTATAACGCTATACTTCTTTGAAACAACTGACTGATCGAAAATATTATCAGGCAAGTCAAAATGAGCTTTACTGGCAAACATAGCAAAAGTCATTAAAGGCCGTCTAGTGGCTATTCTGCGTATTACTCTCTGAATTCTGAAGAAGTACTTGGTAAAGAATGTAATGCCCATTGCATTGACATAGTTCATCAATTTTGACTGAGGTATGTCATAGTTAATGTAGTCGTCTCTTATCTGCTGTATAAGTAGTTCTCTATATCGTGAAGCAAGAGCAGGATTGTCTGCTATTGCCTTGTTCTTTCTCATGTTTGCCATGCCTATGCGGTAATCAGTCAATCTAGATACGAAGTCTGAATATTGCGTCATGGTATAAATGAAATCGTATATGGGAGTTCCTTCTCTCATCCAGATCTGTCCAGTAGCCTGACCAAGCAGAGTATCCATATTTACTGCATCTCCAAATTTGGTCTTTATGGCTTTCTGCATTATTGGATTTTCCTTGATCTTTCTGATCATGAACTTGATAGAGTCCTGATCCTTTTTGCTGTTGTCTTCTACAATGGCTGAGAACAGTCCTTCCTGAACAAGTTCATGTACTGGACTGTTTTCCATCTCTGCTTTGTATCTAATCAGCTTAGCTTTTTCATAGTCGGTAGCTTCTCCAATGTCCTTCTTTAGATCTAGAAGATTCACTTCCTTTTGAAGCTGCATGTATCTGGTAAGAAGCTGAAGATTTTCAGTATCCATTGCTGCAGCAGTTACTGGGTTATGTCCATTCATTAAATGGAACATGTAGTTGGATACGCAGTTGCCTACAATTACAGCAGGCTTCTTGAACACGATAGCTACCTTGGCAAGAGTTGCTACGCCTTTAATGACATTCTCTGCAACTCTTATTCCGTTTCTAGCAGCTCTCATGTTCTCCTTCTGCATTACGTCAAAATCTGCAAGAGACATTTCTGGAGTGCCAAATATCTGATACAGCCAGTCTTCTCTTACCCACAGACCGTCTCCCTTCTGCTCAAGCTTCTTCATAGCCATTTTCATTTCAGAAGGAAGAATTGCTGCAGGAATATCTGGAGCTACAAATTCAGATTCAGGATCCAGCTGAAGCTTAACATATTTAATGTCATGCTTATTCCTTAAATCTCTGCTTCCTAAAGCAACTTCTCCAAAGTTTTCATATTGATGCTTTAGTCTATGAGTATCAGGATCCATGTTCTTTTCCATATCGTCTACGAGGAAATGAACTATTTTGCTGTTATGGGTTCCTGCACTTCTCTTGACTACATTGACAGCTTCCATTTTAGACAGGACATCACATACATTGTTGTTCCTATGCATGGCTACATCCTTAAAGTCATTGAACATGGTAATACGGAAATCTACTACGTCTCCTTTAGGATTGATTACAGGAGTATAGTAGGAGCCTATCAGCTTTCTGGTATCGAAATCTTCATACTTGAGATCAGTAAGAGACTCCATCTTAGCCTGCATTCTACCCTTAAATGCAAATGCCTTCTTAGTCTGCTTTCTAATATAGTCCTTCCTGTCTCCTATGATATGCTCATTGGCTTCCATAAAACTGTTCAGAGACTGTCCTATGGCTCTCTTGCCTGTAATCTGCAATGCTGCTCCCTGCCTATGCTGAGGAGTGTTTGCATCCTTGATATAGAATCCCATCACTGCATCAGTCATGTTGTCTACAGGAAGAGCCTTGTTCTCATAGAGAACATATCCGTCATTTTCCATAGCCTTGATAGTGTCAGGATCTACAGGAGCTACTGCATAGGCCCTAGTATCGTCTATAAGAGAAGCATGCCACCCCTTGATGACATGAGCTTCCTCTATGTATTCTCCCTTTCGTGTACTGTCTATTAGATTTCTATGGCACTGCAGAATAGCTTTCAGTCCTTCAGGCTTCATTGTAGACAGTGCAAGCCTATGCTCAGGCTCTGCATTGGCAAGAGCATGAAGAGTGGCAAGACAGTCAATATGGTTGACTAGATCTTCGTTTACTTCTGCATTTCTCTTGCTGCATAGAATTCCCTTGGCAATGTTTCTTGCATTGAGGCAAAGAGCAGGATTGCCTTTATTGGTATTCATGAAATGTGCAAGACCTAGGCACTGGTTCCTAGTCCAAGTAAATTTCATCTTTCCATCTTTGTCGTTTGCATAGAACTGCCTGATTGCATCTTCATGCTTTGCTATGGCTTCCTCTATGCCTTCTCCTGCTGCAAGCTTCTTAATGTCTGCAATAGAATAGCCGTTGAAGAACAGGCATTGTAGATCACATCCAAGACCTATCTTGGTTCCTGCTACTGCTTCAGCATCTGTAAGCTTTCCTCCAAACTCTTGCTGTATGTATGCAGAAGTTGCAGCTCCAGCATTTCTTGAATCTTGGTCAATTTTATTTTGTAATGAAGACAATTTTTCTATCTGAGCAGTAGCATCATCTTTGTCAGATATATCTCTAATAAGATGTGCAAATGTGCTTCTCTGTCCCTGTTCGCAGCAGCCTATAAGAGTGTCTATTAAGGCTACTCTCATGTTATGGCTGAAAGGACATAGCAGAAGAGTCTTTAAGGTATCCATCTTGCCTGAATTTTCGGTAATGCCATGCTCTCTAATTATCTGCTCAAAGCTTTTATATGTACGTTCAAACCTGTTAGCTACTCCACCTAGGTCAAATACCCATTTAATCTTGTTGGACAAATAGTCGTTTACAGGCTTTACAAGCTGTGCAGCAGAATTGAGAGCTTCAAACATGTGTTCAAACTGAGACAGCTTTCCATTGCCTAGCTTGGATGCTGCATCCTTGTTGGCATAGCTGAGCTTTACAAGAAGCTCTTCTATTGCTTCATGCATATTAGCAGCTTTCTTTGGATTGTTTCCTAAGCTTGTATAGGTATTGATTACCTTCTGTCTTGACTCAAGATTACCAAATGCAGCCTTGATGATATGCTTTACAATATAGCACAGCTTTTCAAACAGGTTCTTTCCCTTGTATTCTGCTGAATACTGGGAAGCATCCATGCTCTTTAGCAGCTCTATCATTCTAGGATCTGTAGTGGCATAGGCTATGAATTCCTGCAGTCCACCTAAAGCATCAGGATCTGGATTAGCAAACATATAGTTGTAGAAATCCAAAGCAGACTGGTCTGCCAATGCCTTTTCTGCATCAGTAAGAGAATCATAGTTGTCTGGCCTAAAGAAGTTCTCTGGATGTTCTCCATGCAGTTCATGAAGCTTGTCTGCCACTGCATTCTGAAACTTCTGCAAAGCACTTCTTTCTCTGGTAACTCCATAGATTTCTGCATTGGCTAAAGGTTCACTTACTGCGGCATGGATTACTTCGTGTCCATAGACAGAAACAGCAGAAACCTGTCTGGAAGCCAGTCTTCTTTGCCTGTCTGCTTCATTGGCTATATCCTTAGCCTTGATTACAGTAATTCTTCTGTTTCCACTTTGTCCCTGTCCAGTAAAGTATACGCCTTTAGTAGAAGCATCTTTCTTGGACTTGGCTAGTTCAAGGGACAGCTCTCTTAGTCTTTCAGGATTAAGAAGACTAAGGAAGCTTTTTACATGCTCTACAAATTCAGAAGTATTCTTTACTGGACCTTCCAGTTCATCATATTCATTGAGACTGTCTACAAGTCTGTCTCTTCCTTCTGCAGTAGCATTGGCATCTCTTTCTATCCTTTCGATAGTATAGCCATCTTTCCATGCTGCTGCTCTGCTTCCAAGAACATCCCCTTCCTGAATAGAAGCTTTCTCTTCAACAGTAGGAGTAGACATTTCTGCATTAGATACAGGAGCAGCAACTTTTCCTGATACTAGATATTCTGCTCCAGCATCTCCACCTAGGTTAGCAAGAATTGTTTTGCTGTTAGAGTCATTAGAATCGCTAGTAAACAATTCATCTTTTAAAGCTTCAGATTTTCTATGATAGTCTTTAAGCTTAACAGCTAAATAAGCTATTCGATCAATATCTTTTTTACTAAGCAAAGCTTCATTACGTCTAACAAGCTCTTCATCTACAGCAAGCTTCTGGGCAGCTCTGTCAAGATTATTTAAAGCTCCAAGAAGAGATTCAAAAACTTTAAAGTTTTTGCATACATCCATAAGAGCCTTGTTAAAGCCAATACCTACATTCTTGCTGTCTTTGGCAGATACGATAAAGGCATCATGAACTACAGTTAGAAATCTATTTAAAGCAGGATCATTGCTAAGTATATGATTCATTGTATGCTCTGCTATAACGCCATCTGTAAAGTGAATGAGCAGTACTGCAAGCATTCTCTCGCCAGCTTTAAAATCTTTTAAATCACCAAATGAATTAAGGTTGTCTCCCTTAATCATAGTAGTGCCGTTAGGACGCATAGTCTGGCCTACAATGCGTCTGCCGTCTGGTCCTTTTTTCCATAGTTGAGTATTGGCACCAGAGTTATCCAAATTTCTTGAAGTAGTCTCTACTGATCTAATGTTAGTATCATGTCCATCACCTTCCGGCATAGGAAATGAAGGAATAAGATTAAACAGCTTATTTTCTATAGCCTCTACTTCTTTTACCTTTAAATCAGTAATGTTAAGCCTAGTGTAGTCTATTGGCATGCCATCAGGTATTTTATATTTGCTTCTAATAGCAGCTCTTCTAGCTTCAATTTCAGGAGTTATATTTTCATTATTGTTTACTAGTAGCCATAGCTCTTTTTCAATAAGTCCAGTTCTAATAGTATCATAAATTTTAAATGCCATTTTAGACACGTCATTTATAAGCTTGTTAGCTAATCCATACTCGCCAAACTTCTTGTCAAGAAAATTAGTTACTGCTTTACCGTATACTCCGCCTACAGTAAGTTCATACCATTCAGCAATAGATAGGGTACTGTTTTCATCAAATCCTTCTTTAGGAGCAAAGTGTATTCCATAAGGAGACTTTGTTCTTAGAAGATGCTGAAATACTTTAATAGCTTTAATTCTATCAGAAGTGCCTGCTACTTTTACAGCAATGTCTTCCATAAAGCTGATAATAGAGTTTAAAGAAGCTTTGTCTATTTTATCTACTATGGAATAGCCTTTTTCATTAACTGAAATGCTGTCTCTACTAATAGACAGTCCGCTTCCGTTAATTAAAGCCATAAAATAGGCTATATGGTCATCCATCACAGCTTTGCTGAATCTCTTTACAAGAGAATTCTTGGAAGCATTATAGCCAAAGATCATGACAATGGGCTTCATGAGATTACGAAGAACTCCAGATACTCCCTTTTCAGGATCAGGCTTAGGTATGCCGTTGTCAGCCTTGGCTACGCCATTACCAATATCCTTTGAGCTTAATCCACTATTTTCAAGCTTTTTTCCAAGCCTGTTCAATTTATTGGTAGGCATTCCATCAGAATCTTTTACAAGACACATGTCGTTATAGACATAGGTACCTAAAGCTTCAGGAGTAGATCCTGCCTGTGCCTTAATCTCATTTACTTCATTTACCATTTCTATGGCTGCAGTTTTATAGATATCTAGAAATTCAGGATCAGCCTTAAGCTCATCTATAGAGGTATATTCTTTAAGGCGTTCTCTAAACTCAGGACTAAGATCAGGATTCTGTGCCAGCAACTTTTGATTAAGAAAGCCTACCTTCAAGCCGTATTGTGCAAGAAGATCTCTGTCTAAAGGCATAAGAAGAAACTTGATTACATAGCCTGACGTAGTGGAATCGTTTTCTACAGCCAGATATGACGCTACTGAAGCACCTTCAGCAATGCCGTTGTTGTCAAGAATAGCTTCAAGTCTTCTAATGCAGTGATCAATAGCTACGCATGCTTGACCAAAATTTTCTACATCGCCATTCCAGCCAAGAGTATTACTATAAATATCTTTATTTTTCTTTGCATTGTTGAGAACTAGGTCCTTCTGCATTCTCTTAAGTTCAGAAAGCCTTTCTGCAACGGCATTATAGTCCCCTATGACATCAAGACCTAGCAGCTTTCCAGCTAAGGAAACGCCAGAATGAGACTTATTGTCTCCAGACTTGTAAAAAGACTTTAGGCAGTTGAATGCCTGAGCTACAGCAAACAGTTCGCATTGAATGTCTTCTGCATTGCCCAAGTCGTAAGCCTGTTCAGTGGTCTTTGGCTGCATTAGAAAACGTGTAAATGTCTTGGCAGTCTGAGGATTGACAGTATTGGAATCTATAAAAGAACGTCCATTGGCAGAACCAAAGTAGCTAAAGAAATAGCCTTTAAAGCTGCCATCTGCTTCAAGAGCTTCCTGCAGCTTTGCATAGGAAATGAGATAGTCCAGCTCCCTCGCCAAACTTTCATTCTTGCCTTTAATCTTTTGCTGTTCATCATAGGAAAGAGTTTCAAGAAGCTTTTTGTTGTCTCCTCTAAAATCATATCCCATGCGTTCCAGAACATTCCTTTTAAATTTTTCAATACTGCCGCATGCTTTCAGCATCTGCCTCATTACAGGCATGTTAATGTAGTAGGGAGCTTCACTTTCTTTTTTAAGAACCTGTATACGCTTTTTAGTAAGCTTAAATTTTTCCTGCTTGCGTCTTCCTGCAGATACATGAGTATTATTTGAATCAAGAGAAGGAGTTCTAGTAAGAGTGTCTTCTCCTGTTTTAAACTGCTTTAAACTATCCAGCCATGTTTCATTAATGCTATTAACTGTATCTGTAGTGTCATTGTACTTGTAGAAATGAAGAACTTTATGGGATCCTAGACCAAGCTTCTGAGCTTCTTCATCGGTTATGCCTAAATCAGAAGTCTTAGCCATTCTGTTGTATCTGTCTAGTTCATCCTGATATTCCTTTGTACCTTTATCGCCTTCCTTAAAATCAGAACGTACAGGCTTCTCTCCTTTGTATACGTCATTAATGGTGATCCATCCAAAGTACTCTGCCATTACAAGAGCTATGTCTCCCATGGCAGCTTCAGCATTTGCATAGGTACTTGAAAGCTCTTCGCTAAGATTGCGTCCTTTGCCTATGCCTAGATTATCGAGAACCATCTTTCCAAGGGTATTCTTCAATGGTCCTCTAAATACGCCCCATGCATTGGATATTCTGCTATATACTTCCAAGGTAGCAGGATCTACTGCATCTTCAGTAGTGCCAAATGCAGCTGCAATTTCATCTCTAGTAACAGGATTAAGCATGCTCTTTACAGACCTGTTGGCAAAGAATTCAGATACAGCCATATAGATAGCCATAGCTGCATTAGGATTAATGTCTACTGCATCTATATTGGCAAAGTTCTGTCCAGTAGTTCCATTTCTGCCACCAGTAAATGCTGTAGGCTTGTAGATAAGCTGTAAATGAGGATTCTTTCTTAATACGTTTTCTATAATGGCATTAAGATGCTTGTAATGAGCTCCATTCTCTTTTGCTAAGGTAGGAGTAAGTTCATACTGTACAAGAGTGCTCTTTAAAGCATTTACAGCTTTCCATACTACATCGGCTATAGGAAGATCTTGCCAGTTGTCTGGAATGGCAGAACCATCTCCCATTATATTCATAGCTGGCTTTTTTACCTTAAAGACATTTATTGCTTTAGATATAAATCTATTGGAAAAGGCATTTAGTTTTCCCTTAAACCAGTTAACAATAACTGAACCGCCTATAGGATAGACATCATCAATAAAAGCAGAACTATCTACTTTTTCTTTTTTTGAAGAATCGTTAATAAGTTCTTGTTTAAGTCTATCAACGTTATCTTCATATTCATCATAAAAAGTTAATTCTTCTTCATTAGCATCATCAATATTATCATCAGTCTCATTAGCAGATTCTTCTGCTTCCTGCTTTAAAACTTTGTCATACAGCTCCTGATAGGTATTGAGAATATCCTGCAGTTCATCAGCATGCCTAGCTATAGCGGCATTGTCTGGATACTTCTGAATATAGCCTATGGCTAAATTAATATCATTTAGAATAGCCTTTATCTCTTCAGAAGACATGGACTTGTCAGGTTCAGAACTGTACTCGTCAATGACAGACAGAATTTCTTCTTCAGCATTCAGTTCTTCTGAATTATCTATTTCAGATTGATAATCTTTAAGTTCTTCTCTTACTTCTTCCAAGATTCTAGGAAATTCAGTTTCCCATATGCCATTGCTTCCATTAGGTCTCTTATGAGTAAACTTGGCATTGCCTGTAGCAAGAAGCTCTTCCCTAGCTGAATCATTCTGCTTAAAAGATTCACGAATAAGATCTCTCATCAACTGGAGATTAGTATTTTTATCAGTACCCTTTCTACCCTGAATCTTAGTTCCTGCATTACTCCATCTAGGATTATTGTATACAGCTTCATCAAAGGAACCAGACTTAAGAGACTGATATGCATGCTCTACAGACTGATAATGTCTGCCTTCATAGTCAAAAGGTCTAAGAGCTAAATTGCTAAGATTGACATTTTCTCCTGTAGCATGCCATACGTTTAGAGTTTCTACCTGAGACCCTGAATCAGGCTCCTCAGAGCCATTCTGAGAGCCTTCCTGAGTCTCCATGGTAGATTGTTCACCTTGACCTGTTTCTGTCGATTCTGAGCCATTCTGGAGCGATTCTGAGGCATCCTGTGCTTCCAGCTTAGCTATCCTTTCAGCTATGGCTTTCTTTATGCTCTTCAGCTTCCTCATCAAAGGCTTGTTCTTGTAGTCCTTATGGCTAGGATCAGATACAACAGTAATAAGATTGTCTATGTATGCACCGCTTTCTATAAGCTCATCTATATCGGTAGCCTTGTCTATCTTGCCTTTGGTAATCTTTAGATCTCTTGCAGTAGAAGGCTTTTCCTGAGGCTTGGCTTGAGGCTTAGGCTGAGACTGAACTTGAGCTTGAGGCTGCTGTACAGCTGCAGCATTGTACTTGCCATTGACTCTATTTGCCTTTAGCCAAGCATCATGACTAGAAGCAATGCCTATGTTTCTTTCTCTGTTCTTTATGACAGCAGATACGCCTTCATAGGCAATGGAATCTTTCTTTGGATCAAGAGATTTCTGGAAAGACTTAAGTTCAGACAGAGACAGTCCTAATACATATTTCTTAAGCTGATAAGCTTCTTTTGCAGTAAGCTTTTCAGATGCAGACCTAGGAGCAACATATTTATTGAAATAGCTCTCCATTGCTTCCTTAATTTCAGCATGTCTTTCCTTGCTGAGTTCTACGTCTGATTCCTGTTCTGCATTGAACTTTGCACCTCCCTTGATGCCTCTATGAAGCTCATAGCCTAGGTGTTCAAGCAAATCGTCATTCTGCTTTACCTGAGAAACAAGAGCATTAACCTTGTCTTTCGTTTCCTGAGAGACTCCTTCAAGACTGTTAAGCTGTTCAGCCATGTACTGCACTTCAGAAGAGATCTGGTCTGCAGTGCGATAGATGCCTCCTCTGGTAGAATAGTTAAAGGCTTCCTGCTTGAATGAAGTATCAAAGCTTACCTCTTCTCCTCTCTTTGCAGAATTCTTGTCAAAGCCATATTTGATATGAATCTTGTCATTGGAAAGCATTCCCTTGCTGTCTACTGCAGCACCTTTGTTCATTTCATCTTTGAGACCGTTTACAAGCTTTCTATGCTTGATAGCCATGGATTCAATTCTATTGGACATGTCCTCTACCTTTCCATCAAAGGTATGGGTATCTCCTTCTTCACTAGCTTTCTTTGCTGCAGCAAGATAGGAATCAAATCCTTCAGTCTTTGAAGTAATGTTTTCTTCAGCTACTTCTTCCAGAAGCTTTCTAGCTTCAGCTTTAGTGCCTCCAAGATTTTGAATAAGAGTTTCAAACTGTTCTGCCTTAACTTGACGGTCATGCTCATTCTCATAGGTACCATTCTGAGTAGCTAGTCTTCCTTCAGAGCTACTGCCATATACTTCTGCATACTTTGCCAAGTCTCTTTTAAGCTGTTCATTGTCCTGTATGCCTAGAGAATCCTTTAGCTTGTTAAGAACAGATTCAGTAGCAGAATCCATTGCACCATCTTGTACAAGATTAGCAATGGTATCATTCACTACATCGTAAAGAGTAGCTTTAATGTGCTCTTTATCATAAGCAGAGAGACCAGACTTAGTATCATCAAGCTTAGCCTTAAGAGAAGTAATACTGCCAAACATGCCAGTAGAATCCTTAGCATCTTTAGCTTGCTGATAATTATCTAGGGTAGAAGTAATAAAACTTTCTCTCTGTTGTCTATGGTCAGAAGCAAGAGTATCTCCTGCATCTGCAGCTTGCTGATCATGATCAGCTTTATATTTTTCTTTAAACTGCTGGAATGCAGCAGACTGCACCATATGCCTAGCTACTTGACCTGTACCTACAGGACCAGACATTAAACCACCACCAAGAGCACCAAGCATAAAGTTGCTGATGTTGGAAGGATCTCTTAGTGCTTCATCAAATGACTTGTCTTCAGAGTTCATTAATGAGGCAATATTCTGTGTTGCTTCCTGAGTGCCTTCTACACCCATCTCCTTAGCTACTTGTCCTGCAGCTCTAATAGGAGTGTATCTAGCAGTTTTAAGAAGATTAGTATTACCTACTACTATTTTGTCAGATACAGCATCTAATATAGCAGCAGGCAACTGCCTGATATAGGCTTTAGCCATTTCTTCTGCATTCATGGAACGTCCATGGTTCTTTCTGAATTCCATGAAGTCCATGCCTATATTGGCTAGCAAGTCAGTAGCAGTAGCTGCACCAAATGAAGCTATACCAGCACCACCTGTAGCTACTGTAGCTAACAGACCGGGAGTCATATTACCTAGTTGTTCAGCTGCAAACATGCCTACTTGCGTAGGATGTTTAAGGAATTCCCATAAACCTCCTGCAATATCTCCAGAGTCAAATTTAGAAGATACTTTTTGCATGTACTCTTCATATTCTTTTTTTCTAGGAGCTGTTTTACCAACAAGAATATCAGCCATTTCTCTATCTGCATATTTACCAAGATTAAAATATGGCTTTTCTTTTGGTTCAGCACCATCAGGATGTTCAGTAATAGCAGTTCCTATATTACCAAGAGTACTAAGAGCAGCACTTCCAAGCTGTCTAAGACCATGCATTGGAAGTGATTCATCTTTTAGTACTCCACCACGTTCTTGATACCAGCGTTTAAAGGCTGCATTAGGATCTACATAGCCATTATCAGGCTCTACTACATCTCTAAAATGTTCTCCCATTCTTTGGGCATCTAAAGAACGCTGATAATTTGCTCTGGAAGCAAGAGAGTTAAATAAGCTATAGTTTGTATTAACATTAGGATCCATACCACTGCTATAACCCAAATCCTCACCTGTAACTGGATTATAAATAGTGGCAAGGTAACGGTTATACATATCCTTGCCTTCCAAACGGGCATATACTTCCAAGCCCATAGGATTAAGCTTTTGATACTTTTTATTAGGATCAAATCTTTCTGATTGATATGGAGTAGTAGCTGTAAGACGCTTTACAGATTCAGCCTGAGCATAAGCTTCATAGTTGGAATAGTCTTCTTCTGTAAGTTCATTTACAGACTTACCATAGGCTCTAGCTACAGCTTCAGGCTGAATGCCAAACTTATATCTAGATTTTTCAACATCTTCTTTATAGTCAGGAGCATCAAAACGTACTGAACCACCAGAAGAGGAACGAAATGCATACTGTTTACCATTTTCATCAACAAGAAAACCAGAATCACCATCATCCATGAAGTCAATTCTCATTTTCTTAAAGCCATCCATACCATACCGTTTTTCTACAGTATGATTGTCAAGAATAGCTTTTTTCTGTTCTAATGAATAAAAAGATTCAATACGCTTTCTCTCTATAGGAGAAGCAACACGTCCTAATCCATCACGAACAGCTTGAAGACTTCTTTGGTATTGACGTTCTCTATCTTCAGCTTGCCTACGTTGAGCAATACGTTGCTGCTCTTCAAACTCTTGACTCTCTTCCTTTTGAGCTACGAGAGGTTCAGGTTCTAAAGCAGCATCAGTATTAAGACTATCAGTAAGAGATCTTAAAAAATCTTCTTGAGTCATATTTACTCCATTTATTGTTTACGGCCTTTCATAAGTCTATCAGCAATAAGGTTAAAATTCTTACGGTAATAACGACCTATTTCAGTTTTCTCATCTTCTAAATCCCTTATAAATTGCTGATAACCACCATCTTCAGTAACTTTACCTCTTGTCCAGTATTTTTCATTATAATATTGAGCTAAAACCTTACCAAAAGCTTTTGCATGAGCAGTAGCAGCTACTTGTCTATATTTAAGGTCTATTTGACCTTTTGAATTTCTATGATCGTAAATATAGTTTCTTGGTACACTAAATGCTGCATCATCATTAAAGTCATTTACTACTTGTTCTTGCATTACAGGTTCAAAGTTTTCAAATTTACCTTTAGTAAATTTCTTAACATCTTCTTCACCTAGATTACCGGGCACAATCAAGCCAACCTTTCCACTCTGAACTGCAAAATCCTTATCAATAGCTTCCTGAGCTTTAGTTCTATCTTCATAGAAATAAGTACCATAGCCCATAGCTTCACCAACATCTGCTCTAAGACGTTTTCTATAGTTTTGATCTCCTGCTTTAAATGTAGGAGAAAATGTCTGTCTTAAACCAATAGCAGCTGCATGGTATATTCTAGCAGACTGTAAATCACCATACATTCTAGCTACTCTGGCAGAAGCTACTAAAGTATCAAAAGTATTTCTACGTTCCTGTATAGACTGAGTAGCCCATACATTAGCTACATAGTCAGCTAAACCTGTAGCAAATTCTTTAGGTTTTAATTTTTCATAATAACCAGTACTCTTATTACCTTTTATTTCAGAATAATCTGTCATAATGTCTTTAAGCTCTTGGTGAACAGTGGATCCTTTTTTATACAATTCTACTGCTTGAGAATTATCCATTACTACATTAGTGCCAGTATAGTTAGATCTTTCTTCATCATTTATAGCACCTGATTTATATGGTAATGGAACATTAGAATTACCTTCAGGAATTACTGTTGAACCAGAATAAGCACTAGCATCTGTAGCTCTAACATCTTCTTTAAATTTTTCTTCTTCTTCAGGATTCTTAAACCTTGTAGGCTGCACAGTTTTCTTTTCACCAAAATATGTATCTACTTCTGTTTCAGCTTCTTTTCTTAATTCTTCACGTCTAGCAAGCATAGTTTCCTTAGCTTTTAATGCAGGCTGTATACTAGCAGCATCATACATACCAGAATGTCTAGCACCTGTATAAGATTCACTTAATGCTTTTTGATAAATAGAATCATTTTTAAGCTTATAGTCTAATACAGCATCAATCTTATCTTCAGTAGATTTTTTAGTAAAAGCTGCATAATCTGAATTAAAATCTGTAGGGGTAAATGAAAAATCAAATCCAGTAGGCGTACCTCTTAATTTACTAAACCAATCTCTCCTAGTTTGTTCATCTCTTTCTTCCTGAATATCAGGAGCATTACGCTGTGCAAGATTACGATTTAAAAGATCAGCTCTATCTGCAGAAGCTTGAATTAGTTGATTTGCACGAGGAGTAGCAAAATCCACAGAGGGATTTTCATACATAGTAGAAATTGTATTTACTGCATTTGCTTGAGGAACAGCTTGCTTAATAGCACTGAGACTTGATGGTCCTGCAACTTCATAAGATATAGAAGAAGGGGTATTACGTTCTATAGCAGGATTAATATCAATACCCTCCCTTTCAGCAGATGCACCAAGAGAACCTATTGAATCATCATTTCTCCACTCCTGAGGCATATCTACTCTTGCTTTTGAAACATCCAATAATGGAGAAGTAAAAGCAGACCTATTTGTTTCTTGATATTCAGGATTAACTGAAGCTTTAAAAGGATCTTCAGCATTTAAACCAGCCTGACTTCTAAGAATAGATTGACCTAACCCTGTTCTAGCATAAGCACGAAGATCTAATGGTGCAGGAGCACTTTCTTTAGGTGTTTCTTCTCTTTTTATTGTTGGGTATAAAGATAATGTTTGACCATGATTTAATTCTCCACCTTCGAGTTTAGAAGCTCTATCCTCAAGAAAAGAATCTAATTTAAAAGATTTATTAGAACCACCTAAGCTTTCAAAAGCATCATCTAATGCTGCATCAGTAGGGGATTTAATTGAAATATCAGAAAGTTTAGAGTTTAATGAATCAGAAGTACTATCAGCTTTAGGAGAAGAGTTAGCAGCTTTATTTTGATTAGTGCTTTGTGAAGGCATTTGTCCTAAACCAGCTCCCATAGATATTATGGAATGCCCTCTAGCTATTGAAGCTCCTTCACCATTACCACCTCTACCTCTTCCACCACCTCCACCTCCTCCACCGGAGGAACGAAGGTTAGCTATTCTCCACTGCATGTCTAGCTTCTTTTGTTCCATAGACTGCTCATCAGCATGTTTTAATCTCTCAAAGTCTAACCTTTCAGTATGCTGTTTATAGTCTTGAGCAAGAGATCTATCCTTATAATCCATCTCTTCCTGATGATGCTGTTTCTCCATCTCTCTTTGAAGATTCTTTTGCTCTTCATCAATGATAGACTGCCTCATAGTATTAAAGGTACTAGCCATTCCTTGAAATGCATTAGCTGCAGCATTTAAGGCACTTGTACCAGCATTAGAATCGTAATGGGGAGTACCCATCATTCTATCATATATTGATCCTGCCATAGTTAATCCTGCCATTTTAAGTTACCTTATATATAGCTTTTATAACTGTTTTTTACTCTATTTGCTTCAGCATCAGCTACCTGTCTCTGTTCATTTTCATTAAAGTCTCTAGTAGTACCATTATGCATTGCATAGTTAGTAGCAGCAGCATTTCTAACTTGTTCACCAAGAGAATTACGATTAGCTTCATACTGGGTACGAAAAGCATTCTTTGAATTCTCAAGCTGATCTTCCATTAAGCCTATTCCCTTAAGACCACTATAAGCCTGCATAAGACCACCTAATGCACTAAGACCTTGGAATGCAGTAGGAAGAATACCTGACTTGCCAAACCAACTATTACCACCAGCATTTAAACTGTTCATAGCATCTGAGATTGATTTTCTTGCATTAGAAAACATATTTCCATTAACTAACCCATTAGAAGCACCTAGCATATTACTTTGAGTAAAACTTGGGTTATTGGGGTTTAGCCAAGGATATTCCCATTCATCATCTAGTGGACCATATTGAGCCATATTCATCTCCTGCTAAAAAGCTAATTCATATTTAGAATCGTAGTCATACAGCTGAGTATACTGGTCATATACATAGTCTACTGGAGTAATATTAGTAGACAGGAAAAACCAGCTGTCAATGCTTATGCTAGGTATTCCTGCCATCCTAGTAGCACTCTGAAGCTGTACTACGTCTTCAACTTCCATGCCTGTATCCAATGCAGCCTTCTTTTCAGTCATTTCCTGTGCTGCCTTTTCTGCACCAGACTGAAACTCTCCATAATCCTGCTGCAGAGACTTCATTTGGTCTCCTACATACATTTCTACCATTTTGCAAGGTATCTCTACTAGCTCTAGAATAGAAGAGAAGTCTATGTTGTCAAATCCTCCTCCTGCATACATTGCAGCTACCATAGCTACTGCAGTAAGAGCCATCTTTAGAGCAGGATCCTGTACAAAGGTCTGTATAAGCTGAATAGCTAGCGTAAGAGCTACAGCTATCACTACCATCTTTAACACTGCCATAAGAACTGCAGTAAGAGTAATGGAAGTAGAAGGACCAGACCACCAAGTAAATATCTGTACAATAATGATAATGCAGATGCCTATAATCTTAATGAAAGAAGCAAATTCAGGAGTCTCATAGAACTCTAGATGCTGAGTCTTCTTTGCAAAGAACATCATGTAGAAAGCTTCACTTACAAGCTTATTCTTATCATACAGATTAAGCTGTTCTAGAGCCTTTACAGCTAAAGGCATAAAAAATCCTGTTTCTGATACCTTGCTTACAGATACTAAGCCTTGGTCTACTTCATCTGTAAAGGCTACAGAGTGCATGTCTCTAAGAGATATCCTGCGATATTCAGACATGGATATCTGATAGTCTAAGTCTAATACATCTATGGTTACTGTATTAGAGATATAGCGTCTACTTAAGGCAGTACTACTATCATTAATATTTAGCTCAACAGGAGGCTGAATAGTAGTAGTATGTGTACTATCATCAGAACCATTATCATAGATATATAAATTACTAGTATCTTCAACTAAATAAGTAGGAATGCCATACTGAACTGCAGATGTAAATTCTCCACTGCCTGAAGGATCTATGTTCTGCATAGCATCGTATATAGCTTTGCCTGTAACTGCTCCTTCTATCTGAACATCATATTGTACATAGTGATAGGTATAAACCTTATTTTGATTAAAACTAGAGTAGTAATAGTCTGAATCAGAATAGTAGTTTTGAGTTCTAACTAATCTATCTATTTTTTTAACTTTTACTTTTGATAAAGTAACAGAACCCATATGCATTACTACATCATATAAATCACATCTCTTTCCTGATATTCTTATAGGCGGTACTCCACCCCAATATACTCCACCTTTGAATGGAGATTCAGAGAACGTAAGGTAGTATGTCTGTCCTGTCTGTACACAAGGAAGACATCTATAGATGTAGTCTACAGTCTCATACAGCAATCTTCCTATACATTTCCTAGAGAAGTCATTGCCTCTAGGATCATCGTCATAGTCATCCATAGTCTGCTGAGGACTAATACCTACTACAAAGAATACATCATAGACATCACCTATAGAATCATTCTTACGGTATTCATCTATAAGCTTGTCTATAGGAATGCCTATCTGCTGAAGCATTTCCTTTGACTGAGCATATCTACCCGGTCTTCTAAAGCTTACAGAACAGTTTCCATTATTTTCTGCATCTCTTACATCTACTTTAGAATTCCTAAGAGCTACCACAGGAAACAGATCTATGCTCTTTTCTATCTTTTTATCTGGGTTAATCAGATTATATCTAGGATCATTTATGGCACATAGCCATAACTTATATCCATCTCCACTTCCTATCACCATATAAGTTACTTGATAAAAGTTAATATGCTGTGGAGAATCTATGTCTAGCCTTAGATTAGGATTGCTAGGATGCTCTTCAGTTTCAGATACTGTAGTTATAGTTTCTGAATCTTCTTCTGTACTAATAGGAATAGTTGTAGTTGTTGTAGATATAGGTTGAGAACTAAAACTTATTATTTCATATCCTTCAGTATACTTGGTAGTTTCTCTAGTTACTGTAACAGTTTTAGTATCCTGAAGAAGATCCAAAGGCTCTATGTCTACAACTGTTCTATCAACTACTACGGTTCTAATGAAAGATGTTGCAGTAAGATAGGCAACTATCTTGTTTCTATCCATGTCATAGACAGCATTGGCTAGCTCATAGACTATATTGTCTATGATAACTGTATTGGAAGAATACTTGTATCCATTATGTTCCTGTAGATGCCACTGAGCCCATACATAGTTGCTAGGAACTCCATAGTCTATGGAGTCTATTGAGACAGTAGACAGTCCAAGATCATTCTTTAATGCATTGACTACTACCTTAGCATCTATGCCAGAAGAGCCTATATGGCCTTCTGGAAGATGATCCATAAAGTTGGACTGTGCATAGTAGAAATACTTGTCGTACTGATTCTGTCCTGTATAGGAATATCCCCAGTACATATCTAGTAAGCCAGTATCATTCCTAGCTTTCTCTGATATGAGTCTAGTTCTAGTGTCAGGAAATTCACTCTTGTGAAATACCTTTACAAGACTAGCAGAACCACTGGTTACATCCTGATCTGTAATGCCTAGCAGATAGCAGATAGGTCTAAGAGGCTCCAATAAAAGAGCCATAAAGTTAAGGGTAAAGAGAGCCTTAACTATGTTTATTACAGAAGTGATAATGCTGCTAAAGAAACCTACTATGCCTTCTACAAGTCCACCCATTAGATTTCCTCTATGCCTTCATTAATAAAATATTTTTCAACTAGTTTAAGGTTTTGAGTTGTATAAATAGGAATAATAAGAGGATCATCACTATTATAAAACCTTTTGGCATTGTCTTCAGACATAAGAAACTTAAAAGGAAGAACTTTTCTTTGATGAGGCATATAATAAATAGTTTCACAATCTGTATGGTACATAAGGTAATGAGCCATCATGGCAAAAATTCTTTTATTTTGAAACCATAAATGATGTGCATTCAGTCCATGAATATCATGGGGAGTAAAATACATTTGTCCAAGACTATTGCCATTATCATCTTTTATTTGCCAAGTAGTGCCTTTATCAATACATTTTTCTAATAACTTAGCCTGAAATTTTACTTCAGCTTCGGTATGTTCCCAATAAATTAATACCCTCTCAAGATGAGAGGGTATTTCTTCTTTGGAACATCCCTCTACCGAGTACTCATGTCCTCGATACAGGTATTTAACCATATATGCTCCTATGTATTCAAATTTGGATGGTTTAGTCCGGGTATTGCAGTTCCACCTTCATTACTGGAAGACTGCGATTCAGTGTCTGGCAAGTCAAATTCTCTCTTCATGTATGCACGGTAGATAGTATTGATACCATCTACTGTAACAGGTTCAGGCAGTGCACCGCTAAATGCATCCTTTGCTACAGAGTATACGACAGTAAAGCCATCTATCATAATCTTAAGCATCTTTTCTTTGAAATTCTCGTCAAAGCCTTCAATCTGTCTAGCATACAGTTTAGATTTCATAGCTTCAGTAGCAGTTTGTGCAGTCTGATTAGCAGCTTGAGCATCATACAGAGCACCTTGCTTAGTCATAAGAGTCTGTCTGCTAATTTCAGTATCCCTCTGCTCAGTTAACAGGTCAGTCTGTGCCTGTACATTTGCAGGCTTTTTATCTTCAGTAAGCTTCTGTGCGTTAACAAGATCTGTTTGAGCTTGAATTTGAGCAGGCTTCTTTTCTTCAGTATCTACCTGAGCATCAATAAGACTTGTCTGAGCAGCTATATTAAGAGCTTTTTTCTTTTCAGTCTCTATCTGAGCTTCAGTAAGCTTCATGTCTGTAGCAAGCTTGTTAAGCTGTCCAGAAAGAAGCTGAGCTTGAGCTCTCTGCACGTCTCCCTGACGCTGTACATAGTAAAGCTGTGCTTTGCTCAAGGGAAGTGCATACTTGGCTTCTACATAGGCTTTAAGAGCCTGTGCCTTGGCTAAATGAGCCTGAGAAATGGCAAGAGCAGCCTGAGCAGAAGCCTGAGCCTTGGCTGTCCATGTATTGGCAATTACCTGAAGAGTAGCTTTATAAATGTCTACATAGGCAGTAGCATATTCCTCTCCATGAATCCTTCCAGACTCGAACTGTGCAGTAAGATGAGTGCAGGCAGTCTCCATCAAATTGTCGAAGATGCCATCACCTGTGACAGTGAAGTCTACGGAATCCATTGAGACATTTCTTGTAAACTCGTCAATGTCTATCTTTGACAGTTCTTCCAGAGGAGGAAAAGTAAACGTAAGGTCAATAAGACTGTCATCTAGAAGATCCGTATTGGTATCGTACTTGTCGGTAACAGTTTCCTTGTCAAGATATACGTTGGATACTACTTTGCCGTCTCCTTTGTCCTTGAAATCGGATTCAAGAGTGGCAGTTAAAGTCTCCTTGGTATCCTGCTTATTGTACGTTGTAGCATAGGGACTACTCATACAAAGTCTCTCCATTCAATCCTTCAGCTAGCTGCTTCTGCCTGATAGCTTCAAATTCTTCTTCTGTAAGAGGAGAAAGATACTCAATGGTATATTCAGGCATAAGCTTGGTAGTAGTTACCTGATTGCCATTAACTCTCTTCTTTTCAAACTTCTGAAACTGCTTCTCTTCAATCATGTTCAAAAGCATCCTTGGTACATGCCATGCAACTCCAAATGGAATTGCTTTCTTGATTTCAGCTACCTTGTCGTTCCGTACGCAGAATATTTCAGACGTATAGTTGGATTTATTAGGATTGTTGCAGGTAATACGTACACGAACGAGCTTATTGGCATCTTCCAGTTCCTTTGCCTTCTGCTCCTTCTCGTAATTCTCAAGAATATCGAGTGCAGATGGCTTGGACGTGCTGTTTTCTTCAGTATTAGTCATTTCTTCTTTTGCCATGTCTTTCTCCTCTTACAAGTAAGGGGAGGAGCGTTATACCCCTCCCCTGTAGCAGTTAAACTTCTATTGCCTAGTAGGGTGCAGCTACCTGAATGCAGGCAATCCACTCAGGACGAAGAACCATACTTCCATACCACCACTGGATGGAATAGAAGCCAGTCTTGCCATAGGGATCGTTGTAGGTAGCCATAGCTTCACCGGGAGCCTTATGAAGGATCTTGAACTTGGAACCCTGACCACTGGTCTGGAAGCCAATGGTAGTGAAGGAACCAGAACCTACGATAAGGATTGGGAATACGTCATACTTGCCGCCAGTAGCTCTGTAGCCGGGGTTGGTAGTGACTGTAGCACCAGCACCTTCCCAGTGCATCATATTGGGATTCTCAATGAAGCGGAAGTTGCCGATAGCACCAATCTCGCCATTGGCAACGGTACCTGCAGCTGCATACTGCTGAACAGGAATGAATGCAGGACCACCAAAGCCATTGCCAAGCTTCATAAGCTCAGACTTCAGTTCAGAGCCAATGAAGGCATATCTGGCAGCACCTACAACCTTGGTGTCGATCATTCTGGAACCAGTAATGATCTTGGTATCCTTGGGACACATGTTCTCGTTGAGAATGGCATCTACCTTGTAGAGAATGTCAAGGGAGATCTTGGAATCAGTGCCAGTTTCAGGAGAAATGTCAGCTCTCTTGGTAGCAGTGCCACCGTAGTAGACAACGCCTGCACCATTGATGAGATCCATCTGAATCATGTCTTCGTTCATCTGGTTCATGGCTCTGGTAGTCTCACGGGTAATGTGGGACATAAGCTCAGCATCAGTATCGAAGTCAAGAGATTCCTGAGTGTATTCATCGAAGAAACCGAAGTTGTTAATAGTGCCTTCCAGAGTTACACGGCTAAAGCCAACTCTGTTGACTCTGCCACCGTCTTCAGAAAGAGTGGGAAGCTTGGAAGGAATGGTACCGATATCACGGCTAGAACCATAGAGGTTGCCGGGATTAACCTTGGAAAGAGTGCCTGAAGTGAATGTAATGTCTGCAGCAAGATCAGTTTGAACATTAGCCCAAGTGGTGGAGCTAGTAATTCTAGCTTCAGTAGCCCACTTGATAGCCTTAGCCTGAGCATCAGCAGCAGAAACAGTAGAAGAGAATTTCTTGATAAGACGACCAGCATTCTTCTTGCCTGCGGCTACTGTAGCAGTAATGTAGTACACAGTACCGGTAGAAGAGCCTGCAGCATTGATGCCTTGGTCGTTAATGTTCCTATCATCCAAGAGAGGAAGATAGTGATATAGCTTAATGGTCTTGCCAAAATGCTTGGGCATTGTGGTAGTGTCGGCAAGCTGACCAAAATAGGTCTCCTTCTGAAGTTCAATTAGAGACTTTCTCTGCCAGTAAAAATCATTAAGCTGAGGGGTCATTGTACTGGCAGGGGAACCATTGCCAGCATTATATTTCATTCCATCGAAGGGCATAGTCTATTCTCCTAAATAATGTCTTTGATTGATAGTTTTTCAAATTCTTCATCGGAAAGAGAGAATAGATCTTCCATAGTCATCTGGCTCTTCTTGCTGGACTTAGCTTTAGCCCTAGTAGGAGCAGCCTTGGATTTATCTGGAACTGGTTTACTTTGTCTTGGAGCTGCAGACTGAACAGCTTGAGGCTTAGCCATGCCTTGCTGTTGCTGCTGCTGTGCTACCAGCTTTGTAACCACGTCAATGTAGGCATCAATGTCGGAAACTCCCTTGTATCTGCCAAACATCTTCTCGCTTTCCACAATCTTCTGCACACCGTCAAATCTGCCCATCTGAATCTCTTCATGCAGACCTCTGATAAGAGCAGGGTTCTGCAGAAGCTGTTCCTTGCTCTTTGCATCCCAAGTATCCTTGAGAATCTCATTAATCCTTGGAAGAGAGTCATGTGCATCCTGAAGTGCATCAGAAAATTCTACGTCTTCATCGGAAGCTAGGTTTGCATTTGGATGATAGTTCATATCCTCCAAATCCACATCCATAGGGTCAATCTCGTTTCTCTTCAAGAGAGCCTTGATAGCTTCCTTATCTCCCCTATGCACGTCTATAAGAAAATTAAGCTCCTCTTCGTTAATGCCTGCCTTGTTGAGAGATTCAACTGCTCTTTTCATTGGAGCCATCAGCTGCATCTTCTTGGTGTAGTTTGCACCCATCTGCATAAGACTCACAATGTCTTCCATTGAACGTGGAGCTATTTCCTTTCCATTAGCCTTGAAAGGCTTGAACAGGCTTTCATAGGCTGCCTTGTAGTCAAATGAATCAGGAATCTCTGCAGCTTCTGCAGACTTTTTAGTCCTGCTCTTTGCAGGCTTAGGCTCTTCAGCCTGTTCCTTTTCATTCTCAGTAGCAGTTTCCTTTTTTGAGGAAATCTGGGATTCAGCCTTTGCCATGTATGCTTCAAACTCTTCATCGCTCATTGAAGCATAGTCTGGCTCTTCCGGTTCTTCAGGCTTATCTGAAGAATCTTTCTCTTCTTCTACAGGTTCGGAATCCTCTTCAGGTTCCTCAACGTCTTCAACCTCTGTAGAGTCATCAGATTGTTCTTCTGTTTCTTCATCAAGAGTCTGATCTTCTAGTTCAGTATTGTCCATGTTCTACTCCTACTGTACAGGTGCATCTACAATTTCAGCTTCATTAAGAGACTTGATCATTGATTCAGACTGCTGTGCCATGTTGAATACCTGACGGCAGTATTCGTTGAATCTGGCAATGCCAATCATGCATTCTCTAATCTCTGCACGGTATAGATCCTTCTTTTCTGAACCATTGAAATTAGGTTCTCCCAGCAAGCCTACCAGACGAACTGCTTCATCTTTCAGATAGCCTTCAAGAAACACTTTCTTGAAGTCTTCATTAAGATACAGGTTCTTCAAAGCCTTGGCTTTTGCAATCCTGTCTGAATGCTCTTTCCTCATCTGGTTGGCTTCTTCAGCCGTAATTGTAAGCTGTTCTGTTTCCTGCTGCATAGATATCTCCTTCATTGAAATTTAGCCTGTGCTGTTACTAGCATCAAATGCCTTTGTCAACTAGCTGGCTTTCGTTTTAGAAGATTCCTTCTGCTTTCTTAAATCATAATGTCCCTTAAGCATAGTCTGCTCCTGTGCAGACTGTGCATCCATCTGCCTGTCCTCAATCTCGTGAGCTCTGTTGACCCCAGTAGCTTCATTAACATAGTCCAGATCAATCCTGTCAGCTTCACTGCTGGTCTTTCTAGACTTGGCACGTTCAGAATCAGTCTTGGCCTTCTTGAGGTCAATGTCAGCCTGATTCTCGTAAGCCTTAGCCTGCTCATTAGCAATCTGAGCTTCAAGCAGCTGACATTCAAGCTGTGCCTTCTGCTGCATGAGAGGATCTGGCTGAGGAACATAGTCTTTAATCATTCTTGCAAGATCTGGAAGCTTTCTAAGCTCAGCTATCTTGAACAAGATAATCTTGGTTATGTCAAAGGGAAGAGTATTGCCTGTAGTTTGCAGCATAAATGCCAACTCTTCTGCCTTCTGATTGTCTACTTCTGCAGTAGATACGTTAATATTCAAGTCAAAGTTTCCTGCAAGAGAAGCTCTGCTTATTGCAACAAACTCGTCATCTGTAATCCGTACAACTTCTTCATCGGAAAGCCATACGGAATTCATAGCCATTATCTTTCTTCCTATCTGCCTTAATCCATCAGACAGTCTTCTAAGAATGCCTAGCTCTCTCTTGGCAGTAGCATCCATTGCAGACCTAATGCCAGAAGCTACATTGCCTAGAGACTCAGAAGTAATGCCTTGACTGAATGCCTTAACGCCAGTAAGAGCTTCTGCTTCATTGTTCTGAAGAGCAATAATGTCCATTGCAGACTTGGGAATGTCAGGAAGCTTGGTCATGTAGATGCCATCCTGAAGGCTTCCTACAGGATTGAATTCAAAGTCAAGACCTTTATTGAATCTGTCTCTGTTGATTGGATCAAGAATGTCCTTTCTTACTCCTTGCTGTGCATTGGCTGATCTTCCTATAAGATCTACCACTGAACGGGTAACAGCACCTATGATGTCCTGATTATCCTTCAATAGAGAAGCATCTGCATCGCCATATACCGTATCAGTATCAGGAGGAAGATACTGCACTACTACGAAAGGAAGTTCCTTGTCAGGATAGGGATTCTCTTCCATTCTAATGATAGTGTCTCCTACCCATGTAACTACGATAGGCTGCACTATGCCATCATTGTGAATATCCCAGAATCCCCAGTATTCATAGACATAAAGCTTTTTTCTAGCTTTATCATTGAATCTAAAGTAGCTGTCTTCCTGATGATCCTTAAAACCATATTCATCTATTCCTGCAGCAAATGCAGATTCAGATATCTTGTCAAGATTATGGTACCTTCCATCCTTCTTTAAGGAAGACAAGTCAGATACGAATCTGTCTATGATAAACTGTGCATTCTCTATATTGCCTTCGCATGAAGGATCTATGATAACGTCTCTGCTGTCTTTTACTTCCAGTACAGGACGATTGACTATTTCCTTTTCTACTTCTTCATAGTGAGTGCCTACCTGTATAGGCTCTCCAGAAGCCATCATCTGCTGTGCAGATTCAGGGTCTATCTCTCCCTGCATCATCATCTGCTCTAAAGCAAGATAAAGCTGTTCAGGAGTCTCTGTCATGGTAGGAACTTCTTCAGTAACTACTCCTGTCTGAGTTTCCCATGACAGCTTCACTATGACAGTGCCTGTATTTACTGCAGTTCTTACATACTTGTTTATGAACTTGACCTTATTGATGTCAGTACGGAACTGCTTATTTAAAATAAGCTGATTCTGCCTAGCTGCATCTACATCCTGTGCAGTAACAGGATCAACTACAAACATTTTATCAGTGCTTAAGAAGGGCTCCTCAAGAGCAGAATATCTCCATTCATTCTGCTTTCTGACAAGCTTTGGCTGAACCTTGCTTCTTCCCTCTCTAGGCTTAAACTTGGTTTTTCCTCTGAGAGCATCAATCCATTCATTGACTTTAGAAACATGCAAGGTATGGCTTCCTCTTGCTTCATCAAGATCTGCCTTCAAGTCCTTTAAAGCAGGAGGATTCTCCCAGTCTACAAGAATGCCATCATCATCTTCGTAGCTGTCGTCTTCCTCTTCGGCAGATGCAGGAATCCCATCCTTCAATGCTTTAATCAGTTCTTCTTTATCACTCATGATCTACCTTGCTTACTGCTTTCAGCTTTCGCTTTATAAACAGTTCAATCAATATTTTCTCAATGAAGGGAAAATTAGTCTTGACGAAATCTGGCATTCCAAGACCTACTACGCCTACAAGCATGTCTGCCATGTGCTTGGAACAGATTTCATTGTCAACTAGATATGCATGTACAGGCAAAGCTAAAATAATGCCCATTCCTACAGATACAACAACTCCGTAGAAACGCTCTACAGGAGACATTGAAGGCTTATTGCTGAAAGCAAAGAAGCCAATAAAGCCTCCCAATGCCGCAAACACGGCAAGCTGTAGTGTACTTAAGTCGAACATGCATTGTTACCATAATCCCGGAATTTGAATTATTAGAAATGCTGCACCTAGCAGCAGCAGTATCCATCTAAATAACTTCTGCCTCTTTCTGAATACCACAAAATACTGGCAATTCTGGCATGCCTTGTTGAATATACATGGGTCTTCAGAATGATAGAACGGACATGTCTTCAATATGCTTGGCATAGCTCAACCCACCATTAATGCTTTAAAAATGCTAGAATGATGGCATAGGCTACTGCTACCAGAAGAGGAATAGCAAAATCCAATAGTCCCTTTACAGTCCATGCACTAGGAAGAAATCCACAGTACCATGGACAGTCTGCTCTATGTCCTCCATGAGACTGAATATATCTATATTCAGCCTGTGCATGCTCTCTGCCTATATAGAAGAAAGGAACAAAGAAAGCTATATGCACAGGAAGACTGAAAGCAAATACCAGCAGAACTGCTACAAGACTGAATAGTCCATGGATCATGATTGTTCTTCCTCTTCTTCTTCTTCTTCTTCTTCTTCAGCAAAGATGCCATTAATATCCTCTAAAGTAGCAGGAATGACATCACGCTGAACAACCATAGCCTTAGCTTCCCTTGCCGTATTGATAGCAATAGTGCCTTTAACATCTGTAGAGTAGTTCTGCATAATGTACTGTTTCAGCTTATTATCGTAATACTCTAATCCCTTATCATCTAAAATAGCCATTATGACTGCTCCGTAGCTTCAGGAAGAAGCTCTATGCCTAGAACCTGCACTGCTTTCTCAGCCAAGGCTATGCCCATTTCAGTATAGCCTTCTTGAGTATAGTGAATGCCACCGCTATCCATTCTATAGTTGTCAGTATCATAAAAGTTCTTGGCCTGATCAAATCCCATAAAAACATTCAGTTCATTGTTGCACAGTTCTACCTGTGCATTCTGCACTGCCTGATAGCCTGCATAAACATTTGCTGCATTAGCTCCTGTAAAGCATCCAGAAGACCATCCAATCTGGGATACAAACACAGGAAGACTATATCCTGCTACATTTCTAGTCCATGCCCATATATCCTTGGTAGCCTGCTTATAGTCATTAACAGTAACATATCCGTTAGTAATCCTGCCACCTTCTGAACATCCCTGACACCAGAGAATGCCTGCTACCTTGCACTGCAGACTGTCAATCTTCAGTCTCTTAATGGCATCTACAATAACAGGACCTCTAGAAGCTCTAAGAGTTCCTACGCCGTCATTAGCCCAAGAGTTGGTAGTTGTAGTTCCTGTAAATGTAGTTACTGCTGCACCACCAGAAGCAATGTTTACTATGATTGGAATCTTGCCTGTAAGAGCATAAAATCTGTCGCAGAATGCAGGCCATGCACTGTCTCCACTGCCGGGATAGCAGGGATCTCTTAAAGAAATAAAAGTATTATAAGTACTACTATTAGGATTCCAGTCATATAGTAAACCATAACTAGACTGCATATAGCCTTTAGTTTTTCCCTGATTGCCTGAACCAGAAGCATTGCTCTGACCACTTACAATGAACATGTAATAGGAAAAATAATCAGGTTCACTGTATGTCATGTCAAACAATGAATCTATCTTGGAATTAGTGATAAAGGCATACTTTGTCTGTAGTGCTTCAACTTCACTGTTCAGTGCAGAAATCTGGCTAGTATGCTGGGATACGGTATCAAGAGCAGTTAAAAGAGTAGGCTTTAGCTCTACAAACTGATTAAGAGTACTTTCATGGTTAGCTACTGTAGTCTGTAGAGATGCAATCTCATTAGACTTTAGATCTGCCAGTTCTTGTCTTACAGTCTCAGTCTCTTCTACAAGTGCAGCAGAAGTCTCATTAAAGGCTACCTTGGCTAGTCTTACTTCATTAAGAAGACTTTCAAACCTTCTTCTGCTTGAACTGTTCATGCCAATGCCACTGGTAGAAAGAGTTCCTTCAGACAAGTTGTATTCAGACAAGTCAATCAAGTCTGACAGCAAGCATGGATTCTGGTCTGGAACAACTACTGCAGCTTCAAGTAATACTGCTCTAGGAGAATTTCTTACAATCTGAATTACATAAAATGAATTGTCTCCAAGCAAATCATTTGGAATAAGCTCTAGTACTCCTAGTCCTTCAGTAAAGGATGCTTCCTGAACTTTAACCTGAGTTACATATTCATTGGCTACTTCAGTGGACTCAATAGGAGCTCCTAACTTTGCTGTAATGATTCCGTCAAAGGGTGCATTGCTCTGGTCAAATGCAGAAGCAATAACCCTGACAGTATGCAATGTACTCATAGATTCTCCTGTAAAGCTAGGGGTGAACTAGCACCCCTAGCCTATTGTTTCAATTAGTCGCCACTAGCAGCAGCATCCTGTCCAAGAAGAGCTTCAGTCTGAAGCACACCATTGATAATTACAGAATAACCCTTGTTCATAAGAGCACGAACAGCATTATTTGCATTAGCACGAGTTGCAGCATCAGTACTATGAGTACCACGAACATTAATAGAGTTCCACCAAGTAGATGTAGTAGACTTGTTAGGTTGACAGTTAGCTTGGTTAATAAGCATGGCATCAAGATATTCGCCAAGATGTACATTGTTCATGGCAATAATATAAGCAGAACTAGGTCTAGTAGTATTCCAAATAAACTGACCAGAACTATTTGAAGCACTGACATATCTCATATTATTGCCAAGCTTGCTAAGATCGCCTGTAATAAGAGGGCAGAACTCAACATAAAGTTGGGAAAGATTAGTGCAACCTGATAAACCAGTACCAATATCACCATGAATATTTGTAAAGCCGATATTGATATTAGTAAGAGTAGTAATTCCAGCAAGAGAACTAATATCACCTTCCACTTTAGTATTGTAAAGCTGAAGGTTATTTAATTTAGAGCAATTAGCAAAAACATCAATATCACCTTCAAGCATAGTATTGTTAGCAATAAAGTCAACAATAGAAGAACAATGCTTTACAAAGCCATCTTCTACACTATGTGCAGGAAGAATTTCGTTGTTATTACCATCAGAAAGACCAGCAAAATCTACTTTACCAATACTACCTGTAACACCTGTAGCATTTATATTAAAGGATACAAGATTAGGAACATTAATATCCGTAATATCACCACTAATAGCTGTATTTTGAATATCTGTATAACTAAGGTATGATTTATTAGCTAAGAATTCACCAAAATCACCAGTAATATTCATGTTATTACTAACACGGAAGTTAACTAATCTATTGCAAGTAGCTAATTCAGCTACATCTCCTTCAAGATCACAGTTGCTTACATAGATATTTTGAAGATTATTAGTATTAGTTTTAAAAACAGAAATATCACCTACAAGGTTAGGTTCATTTTCACATTGGAAAGTAATTAATTCATTTTTATTAGCAAGAGAACTAATATTACCAGAAATATTAATCATTCCAGCTACACTAGGAAGTACAAGCCATTGAAAATGACTACAATTACTAAATGAAGACATATTTCCATGAATACCAGTACAACCAAAAATTTCTAAATTACGAAGTTCAGGCATGTGTTCAACTACAGCAACATCGCCAGAAACATCGTTACAAACAGTAAAACGAATATATCTTGTATTAACCAATGTTTTTAAATCTTCAATATCACCTTTAACATTAGTACGTTCAAGAGTAATATTTTGAAGAGTAGTGTTCTGAGCTAAAGATTTAATATCACCCTTAGCTGCAACACCAGAAGTATTCCAAGCATTCATGCCAGGAATATATTTTAACTCGTCAATATCAAAAGTAAAGAAATCCATCATAGGAGCATACCTACCCATATCAAAGGTAGCTATAGCATACTTATTAGGAATAGAAATTTCATAAGTACCATTAGAGCAATAAACTTGACGAGCAGTTAAAGCTTGAAAATCAATAGATTTACCAAAATTATTACCATTAATATCAAAAAAATAATTATCTTCACCATCAGCTTCATTAATAATCTTGACAGTCTGATTTACACGACTATTAAGAGTAAACCAAGAACGAACCTGAATATAGTTATCCTGTTTCTTGACTTTAATACGAAACTCACTGGGAGCACGAAAATCCTTGTCAGTAACGACACCATCTAACTTAGTAGTAAGACAAGTAGACATATATTATGTCCTCCTAAATAGAATAGTTGTAAACACCATCCATAATAGCCAACTGAGCTTCGTACCACTTGTACAAATGCCATATATTGTCAGCTAATGACTGATTTCTAAAACAATAGATACCACGATTAGGCTTTTTGCATCTAAACTTATAGATGCCTGCATTTGTAGAATTAAACTGGAATGCTCCATTATAAATTCTACAGAAAGATGAATATACTTCATCTCCTACTTGATAGATAACAGCAGGATCATAAGTATTATGACTACCAGTAACTGGATTATCATCTTCATCCAATACTACTTCCCAGAACTGCTCATTGACAGTAGCATTGTTGATAGAAGGCTGTAGATACCAAGTTTTAAATTCCTGCTTGTAGTATTCAATACCAATACGCTTAACCCAGTCATTCATCTTTCCAAAGATATATTTCGGATCAAGCAACCCTAGATTTCTAAGTTCAGCATATCTAGCTTCTATTTCATCTTTATAATATTTATGAGCATAGAAATAAGGACTGTTATTAGAATTAACTCTATGATTATGAAGTAATCCACTATTGCCCATGCCATTACCACCAAATGTACCATTGCAGTCATATACGGTAGCAAACCATCTCTTGCCATCCCAAGTAATCCACTGGCAGTTATTGCCAACAGAATCACCATCTCCATCTATGTCTACAAGAATGTTGTAGTCCATTAGATTGTCAGGATGGAAGTATTTCTCAAACTCAGTTCTTACAGCCTGATAGTTTTCAGGAGTAGGATCTGCATCATATGCAGCATCTAATTCTCTAAGAATAGGCACAGCTCCACTAAGACGTTCTACATTAGCTTTAGCTGCAGTAGTAATATCTAATGTCTTCTTTACCTTTTTCTTCTCTGCCTTAATCTGTGCAGCTTCAGCCTTGGATCTAGCAATAGATTCACTCTTTCCTGCAGCTATCTGTTTGGCATATTCTTTCTTATATTCCTTTTCACCATTCTTGCGAATATCTTTCCAGTATCCCTTAGACAAGTCAACATAGTCTGCATAATTATCTACAAAGCTGTCATATAAAGGAGAATCAGTACCCATGATTTCATTCATGTTAAGATCACCATCGTAAATAGTACCATCTTCACAGAACAAATCTTTAGGATACCTTAATTCTTCCACTCTCCATACAATATTGCCCATCCAGATATTCTGAGGATTGCTGAAACCATCTATCTGAATATTCTTAGCATTATTCTTCTTAAGATGATAATTATCTTTATGCTTTTTCAACTGCCAAGAGAAAATGCCATGGAACTGGTCATTGATATAGACAATGCATGGGAATCCATCAGGAACGCATTTAGCACCTGTATCAAGCCTTAGCTCTACATCTTCCTCAGCACCTAATGCAGGCATGTTAATAGGCACTTCATCCATATCAAGCATAGCTTGTTTCCAAGCTGTATCAGCCATTGGACCTCTAGTCTTGCAAATTTCCTGCCACCATTGATAGACTACAATAGCTCTGCCGCAAAGGAAGTCTGTATAGAAGGCTTTAAGATGGAATGAATCTTGAGGTACCCAGTCACCAAACTGAATAACAAATTCATCTCCACCCCAGTCGTCTGCAAACAAGTCAAACTTGTAGTTAGGCTTAGGCAAATTCCAAGTAGTGTTTCCCTGCAGACCTAAAGCAACCTTCTTCTGGAAATAGTTGCCTCTCATGTCCCAGAATTCCATCTTAGCCTGACATTCCTCTATTTTATTAACAGGACGTACAAACCTTTCAATCTTAACTACTGCACACTCAGGAATCGGTATATGAAGCATGTCTTTGCTTCTAGTCCAGTTATGAACACCTTTAACCTGTTCTACACCCTTAATCCTGCCATCAATTCTTAAATCACCTTCAATGAATACATCTCTGTTAAAGATTCTATGGCCTTTAACATCTATAGCTTCAATGACATTGCCATTAGCGTCATGCATAGCCATAAGGTCCATGGAACCTGTATCGTCTCTATACATGAAAGTATTAAAGTATTCCTTAATGGCAGTAGGGACACCTTTCAGCCATTCAATGGTACCATCTTTTCTGATACCAAATAAGAACTTCCCTTCAGCATCAGCATACATCTTAAGGTATTCTTCATTAGAAGTTTCATACCCATAGACGTTATCAAGATATTCCTTCAATCCATCAGGAACACCTTTAGTCCAGTTAATAGAACCATCTTTCTTGATGCCAAAAAGAAACTGATTATTGCTGTCTACATATTTATGAATGTAGTCATTGTCAGTATCAATCTCACCATAATGTTCATCAAGATAATTCTTAATGCCTGTAGGAACACCTTTAACCCATTCTACTGAACCATCCTTCTTAATACCCCAGAGAAGATGTCCTTCAGAATCAGTGTAGCATCTGATATATTCATTAAAGTTGTCAGCTAAGTAGCCTATCTTAGCAATCTCTTCCCTTACAGGCTTAGGAACACCTTCAGACCATTCTATGGAACCATCTATTCTGATACCCCATAGGAATCTGCCATCTCTATCCAGATAAGCTCTAATGAACTCAGGATAGTCTTCATATCTAGCTGTAATGATTCCTGCCTGCACTTTCTCAAGAACTTCCAATGCAGCATTGGTAGAATATCTCATTGCAAGGTCAGAATGCTTCTCTGCATTGTCAGCATAGATCTTTGTAGCATTGGCACTAGAAGAGGCAGTAGTAATGTTGTCCATTACTTCCTGCGCTCTTTCAACTACAGTTTTAGTCTTGGCAGCAATGTCCTGCTGTACTTCTACTGCAGTCTCTGCACATTCGCATGCTTGAGCACTGGCTTCTACAGCCTGATTCATCAGACCTTCTGCAGCTTCTGCATTTTCCAATGCCTGAGTAGCCTTAGTTATAGCTTCCTCTGCCTTATACTGCAAAGTAGGAAGAATATTGGCTACTAAGGTAAGGACAGAAGTAGTATCCATCCAAGAGTATCTTGGACTATGATCCTTCGCTCCACTGAAAACAGCTGCATACTTTCCACACTGCTCTTCATCTGCTACATGAAGCACTACAGATTCAATAGTAGAACCTTCAAACGTAGTGTCATATATCCTAAGCAGTTCATGATTGTAGAGAGGTCTATTAGGCACTATCTCAATACCTGTACCTCCCATCTTTTCAGCTAGTTCAGGCCAGTCATGCATCTGGTCTCTCAACTGGTGATGATTCCTTACAAGACTGGTAAACTCTTTAGTAATGAAAGTCTTGTCTACAAAGTAGACATCCATTGAAGAATAGTAGACTTGACTATTGTCTTGACTCCATAGCTGACGTTTCTCGTCATCAGTCATGTTATCGTCATAGTCTGCAAAGTTCTTCAGAAGATTGATATCAAGCTTTCTGCATCCATGAAGAGAGCCTTTAATCAAATCGTCAATAATAAGACCAAGATCCTGAGAAATCTTGGAAGAATCAGAAGAAGACTGCTGTTCAGTCTGGCTGTTCTCTTCTGTCTGGCTAGAAGTCTCCTGAGAAGGAGAAGCATTCTTTATCGAATCAAGCAGTTCACGAATGGATGCAATGTCCTCAGCAGTGAACTTGCTGTTAATGTCTTTAATGTCGCTAAACTTGTTTACAAGAAAGTTCACATTGGCAATAAAGCTGTTGCCCATGTTGTCCTTGTCTTCAATAAACAAGTGTCTGTTAGGCTTGTTTAGAATACTGCCCATTATCTTTACCTCTATAGCTTCCCATGAAGCTGTCAAGCTGTCTAAAGGCATCGTCCATGTACTTGAACGGTTCTGCATTGCTGGAATTCATTCTGTCAGTAGCTTCTCCTGCCTGATCAAAGAAGGCAGACATGAACCGCTTCTGATCTCTGCTAAGAAACTTCATTCCATCATAAGTGAATACTTTGTCAAGCAGATCCATGAAATTAGGGTGATACTTTGCCTGAATGCTTCCATCCATGCATTCTTTTACATACAGCAAAGGATCTCCAGTGTTGACTTCGCTAAGCTCTCCCTTCATGGGAAATCTAGGAGACCTTATTCCAAAAGGATTGAATATCATTATATGAACCCCTTCATCTGAATGCTAAACGTTTCTGTATTAAGAGGTATCTTATATCCTTGATTTACCAATTCCTGACACTGTGCATGGAATAGCTTATAATAGTATCCTGAATCATTCTTCTGGTCGCTGTTAATAGTGCTTACAAGAGCATAGGATATATAGGTAAGCAGAGCATCCAGCATACATGAAGGAATGTCTATTTCATCATCTATGTCAATAAGCTTAACTGGAGCAGCCTTGTACACTACATAGAGAATGCCTTCAAAAGGCTTTCTTAACAGAAAGCTTCTAAAGTTGACAAGCTTATATTCATGGTCAAGAGACTGCAGAACATCAGACTGTCTAAACTCATTTCCAAACTTGTCGAATACTGCAAGAATAAGCTCTACATCGTCATTCTTCAGTTCATACAGAGCCAAGTCAGAAGTAGTAACTACAGTCTCAGACTTAATTTTTAAATTAAATGTTTTATACAGTTCAGACATGCCAAGATTAACAAAGTTAATGATGGCTGCCTGATTCTTTGATATGGCTATGTTTGGAAACTTTATCTGGATAAGATCCAGCACTTCCTGAAGTTTCATATATTCCTCTATCAAAATAGGAGCTTTACCTTTAATGATAAAGCTCCTTATACAAATTTCTTCCTGCTGTCTACTATGCACCAATAGAAGATTCTTCTGTTTGTTCAACTGTTTCAGATTCTTCAATAGGCTCCTCTACAGGTTCCTCTTCAAATACAGGTTCCTCTATGGGAGCATTCTTTTTGTCAATAAGTTCCTGAACCTCAGCCAAGTCCTCTTCAGTGAGGACACCTTTCTCAAACCATCCGACAGTATTGGCATATACCTTATAATCAGGCATCTGTCCAATAGCTGCACGGAATCCATTCATAAGAAAGTCATGCAAAGAAAAAGACATGTTATTCACCACCTCCTAAAGCAAGAATAGCATTTTCAAGTTCATAGCTAGTTCTAGCAGGATGCTTTTGGTAGCCAACTTGTATGCTATCTGCATCGGTATAAAGAGTATTCAGTCTAGGGATATTTTTGTCAAGAGTTGTCAAAGATTTTATCTGAACAGAGTTAAATTGTACAGTATAGGGATTTGCTAAAATATAAGTAACAACTACTGGAGTATTATTACTGTACTGAGTGCTTAAAAAAGTCATAAAATCCACTTTAGTTGGAAATGTTGTAAAAAAGTTAATAAAATTATTAGAAGGATAAAATAATATATTTTCAGAATACCAACTAGTAGCAGAATAATTAAAATGCGTACAACAAGCGTCAATTACGCCTCTAGGAGCTAAGTAATCAGTAATATTATAACAATGTCTATAAATACCAGAATTATTTACTTCTCCAGCTTCTGTAAAAGAATCAGCATTTTCTTGTCCAGTAAACACTATACCACGGTATTTTACAGTCATTAATCCAGTAGCTAAATTAACTGAACCACCATAATAGGTATTACCAAGAGAAAGTGTATATGAAGAAATTATAGGTGATTCATAATTACTTGGTGTTAATGTATCACTAAATTCATATTGAACTCTAATTTTATAATTATTATATGATACTCCTCCAATAAGAGTTAAAATTGCACCTACAAATACATTGTTAATATAATTAAATAAAGGATAATTCCAAGTTTTTATGGCTGTATTACCATCTGTTGAAAGAATATACATCCATTCAAAACCATCTACCCCAGTTTCCAAGCTTCTTCTTCTTAATTGAACATTACATATTTGATTAGAAGAATTTACTCCAGTATAAGAACCGCTAATATGTTCTATTTTTGCAACAAGATACTTTTGTGTGTTAACTGGAATATAAGGAGTATAATACGTGTCGTCATTTATATAAACCGAAACACCTGCAGCTGCATTACAAGTTCCGTTTAAAGTTATCACACCATCTGTATCAACAGAAACAGAAACTTGTGCATAAGTTCCAGTTTTATTGTATCGAAATAAATTCTTTCCATGAACTCCAATATCAATACTAGATACACCTTCAATAGTACTAGGATTAGTAGGACTTTTATCTCCACTAGTAGGAGGTATTTCCTTAAAACTAAAATTTACAATAGGTTCTAGTTCAGTATCAGGTACAGGATAGCAGGTAACAGCTCCTGCTTTCTCAGTCATCTGCCAGTTAGCAGTATTCTTGCTAAGATACTTATCTTCTGCATATTCTTTAATCTTACCATCATATCTAGTAAGATTACCTAAATCTATATTAGCCATTAGCTGTTACCTCCTAAAGAAAGGATAGCCTGTGTCTTTTCATATTCATCTCTGATAGGAGATTTAAGATAAGATATTTGTATACTATCTGCATCTGTATATACTGTATTAAGTCTTGGTGTGTACTTATTGGCTTGAGTGAGGGAGAGGATCTGGATCGGGGTGAGCTGGACGGTTTGAGGCGTAGCTAACTTATAGACCACCGTCCCGCCTGTACTTCCGACAACTAGTGACGTGCCGTCAGCAGACGTGATCGTCCTGCCATATGTATCGGCGTAGTCGAGAGGCAAAGCCGCAGGAGCGGAAGATATGTCCACGGTCGATGCGTCTGGCGTCACTGCAGCGTGTGTCACCGTCATCACGCCAGTGGCAACGTCCAGAGAACCACCGTAGTAGGTGCTGTCTAAGTCGATAACGTAGTCATCGCTGTTTGCAACCTCAAAAGAGGTTGCCGTGGAGCCAGATTCAATCTGTGGCTTAAAGAGCAGTCCGCTAGAAAGATTAAAACCTTGATATATATAAATTGACGGCCTTACTGTTGTTTTTTGTGTTAATGTGAACGTCACACCAGAACCTGTATCTCTAGTCCAACCAATATTTGGGTTAGTATAGACCAACAGTACATAGGTGGACGTTGAACCTCCAGCCAGACAGCCAGAGAGCGTGTATGTCCCGGCAGGCAAAACCAAAACTGTCATGTGCTGCGCTGTGTTTTGCGTGGCGGTTGTCCCGCCGACTGTCACGGAACCATCGGCGTTTACAGAATAAGTAATGTCATTAATATCTCCATGACTCAGTGTGGTTGATTTACACAGATTCTTCCCACACCTCGTTATCTTCAGAGAACTCACACCTGTGATGGTGCTCGGATTGCTAGGGCTTTTGTCTCCGCTAGCCGGAGGCGTCTCCGTAAAGCTGAACTTCACCTTCCCCTCTAGAGGAGTATTAGGTACAGGATAAAAAGCTACGGCACCAGCTTCTTCCGTAGTCTGATACTTTCCATAATTGCCTTTCTCAAAAAACTTTCTATCACACCATTCCTTCAGTCTAGAATCATATCTTTCTAGATTCTGATCAGTAATCTTCTCTATCATGTTCTAGTCCTCAAACAGAGCATCTATCTGAGCATCTGTAGCTGAAGGAATGCCTGCCCATACACCAATGTCTACAAAGCTAGTACCATCATAAACATGCACATGACCTGTATCCTCTGCAAGATAGGCATCACCATTAGTATTGTTAGAAGCAGGAAGAGAGGAACTATTCACTATAGATCCCTTAAAGTTAAACACAGAACCTACAGCATCAAGCTTAACCTTGTCAGAAGCACTCATAAGTCCTGCCGTAGACTGAGTAGCAGGATCATATGTAGTATCAGTAAATGCAGCATTTACAGGTACATCTTTGCTAACTATATGTCCTGCTACTGTACCTGCATCACCTGTAATGTTGCCATTAATAGTATTAGAGAATGTCTTAGTACCGCTGATAGTTTCATCTCCAGAAAGAGATACCTTAGTATTCAAAGCACTGTTAACTGCCTTATTTTGAATGGCATTAACAGAATTATTGTCAAGAGTAGAATCAATACCTACATATTTTTGATATTCTACCTGAATAGAATCTGTATCTGTATAGATAGTGTTAATACGTTTAGAAGTACCTTCTAAAGAAGAAAGAGATTTTATTTGAATAGGAGTAAGTTGTACTGTTTTAGGAAATTCATAAGGTAAAACAAAATGTAAAGGATTACTGCTTAAATAATTATTAACAAGAGCCCTAGTTTCTGTGGCAGTAGGGTTATTAGGGTCTACTGCACCTGAAAAATCAAAATCTGATTTATCAAATCTAACATATATAGGATTTGTAAAATTTTCTTGAGATTTAGATCCAACACTCCAAGTATGAACAATATTGTTAGGATTTTGAGAGAATTCTAAACAAGTACTAATTGAATCATATAATAAATTTTCAGCAACATTAGAAGGCCAAAATCTACAATTGATTAAATTACTGCTATTTGGAGCATCTACCGCTGTCATAAAATTAATAGTTAAATACTTATGTGTAACAGTCATGACACCAGTACTTAAATCTATAAAACCACCATAATAAGTATCATTTAAATTAATGGTATAATTATTAAATACAGGAGCTTCAAAATTAGTAATTTCAGAATTAGTAAATTCAAAAACAGGATAAAAAGTATAATTATTATAAGTGCAAGTACCAGCAATTATAATTGTTGAACCTATATACTTTTTACCGCTATAATTACGAGAAACTTCACTAGCTACCTCTGTAACAGAATCATAACCATATGCACCATCAGTATTAATTGTACTAGACTGTAAAGCTACAACATAGTTACGGGTACTCTCTGGATCTTTTGTAACAGTACCACTTTTATAAATAAATTTCATTTTAAAAGTAGTTCCTTGTGGAAGAGTTTGATTAATTATTGCTGATGGTGAACTTTGCTGAAACTGAGCATAATCGTTATGAGCTAAAGTAGATTGTCCATTTAATGTATATGAACCATCACTATTTTTAGTTAATGTAACTCCATGTCTAGTAGTATTTGAATATGGTATATAAAAAACATTTTTACCTGTTTGTGTTAGTGCTATATTGTTTATACCTGTAACAGTACTTGGATTATTAAATCCTTTTTCACCTTCAGGTAAAGTTTCTTTAAACTTAAACTCTACTACAGGATGCAGTTCACTATTAGGTACAGGTTCACACTGCACTAAAGATGCTTTCTCTGTCTTCTGCCAATTGTAAAGCTGATCTTCTATCTCCTGTCTCTCGTTATCTATATATTCTTTAGCATTACCCCAGAAGCTGGTAAGATTTTCAAGATTAACAAATTTCTGTGGCATATATGTCTCCATTAATGCTATTCAAAAATAGCATCTATCTCGTTGTTAGTAATAGCAGCAATATTTACAAGAGCTCCTACAGGATCCCATCTGGCAGGATTATTTCCTGATGCTGCAGCCCATATGTAATTCTCATCAGTATCAGCTACATTGTACATGTCTCCTGCAGCAGGATTGGCAGGAAGAGCACTGTATGTAGGAACAGAGCCTCTATAATTCACTGCAGAAGCTACCTTGGAATCTACCTCGCTCTTCGTATAGGCATCTGTAATGCCATACCCTGCAAGAGTAGTTTCAGGACTCTGTTTGCTATTTGCAATGCTATATGCATCATTCAGCTTCTGAACAAGAGCATCTGTAAAATCATTATGAGACAGTCCCATTCCTGCACTCTTGTCCACTTTAGTATTGAACTTTACCTTAAGCAGATTCCATAGATAAAGCAGTCCATTATAGTCTAGATATTTAGTAACAGCCATACATTCTCCTAGCCATCAAGCATGTCTCTTATCTCTGCATTGGTTATGCTTACCATAACCTTTCCCAAGTCTACGCTTGGAGGATTGGGATATCCTCCATTGTTGCTCCAAGAAAGAATCCTGTCATCGTCAATGGAAGGAATGAACACAGGACCATTGCTTCCAATGGAACCCTTGCTTATCTCAACCTGCACATGCCTAGGCTTCTCTATGCTAATAATGTCGTGAATGCGTTCTGCCATAGGCTACGCTCCTAGCAACTCTTACTTCTCCTCTCAGCAGCACTTCCCTCATGCCGTCTTCATGAATGCTGAACAAGTCGTACATGTACTTTGGAGCAGACATCCTTTCAGTATATTCATGAGGAAAGTGCACTCTAAGAGCATAAGGCTTCACTTCAGAAGGTTCAAAGTCTCCCTTGAAATCCACTATTCCTGAAGCAATGTATCCATTGTCCGTATCAAGTTCAAACAGAATTTCCCCTAAAAGATCAGACTTCACTGCAATGACAAACTCGCATCCAGTCAAGTCTGCACTGGACAGATTTCCTTCGCTGTCCACTTCATCAAACTTCAGGACAAATATCTCGTCATTTCCCTGATACACTTCAAAATTGTAAATAGGTAGTTTCATACACATCTCCTACACTATGTAGGATTCCTGACATTCATTCTTTACAGGTTCGGTAAAATATACGCTGAACCTGTTCACTTCCTTAGCCTCTGGAGAACCCTGCTTCATCTTTGGATCATATGGATTGAAATACTCTATAAGAGGAAGCTGGCTAACAGTATCTGCACAGTCGTCATGTTCAGACTTGAATCCTGCCACTGTAACGCTTGTCAGTTCATCCATGAACTCTATCATGGCTTCAGATTCCTTTAGTTCCTCTGGAAAGGCTATTCTTCTAGCCTTGAACAGAGGCAGTGCCGCATTGAATCTTACAAGCTTATTGGTAGTAGGTCTTAGTCCTTCCTCTCCGCTTGACTTGTCGCTAGCTAATGTAAAGAATACTTTCCTTATAGCCATCTCTCTCTTTAGCCAAGACACGAATCCCTTCTGCTGTCCGCTAATCTCCACTGCTGTAAGCAAGGGCTTGTATATTTCCACAAATCTGAATATGTCGTCAACATTCTTGGACATGTCCTGTCTCTTTACCGTACCGTCTATCCAGTGAAACACTCCCTTGTAGTCCAGTGCCCATACAGAAATAACACTGTAGTCTGAAGACTCTGTTTCAGACGTAGCAAAGTCTGTAGTAATGTAGATATTATAGTCTTCCAGCTTGTCAACTATGGCACTCTTTCTGTACCACACTATGTCTTCATCCAGTACAAGTCTGTCTTCATCGCTAAGAATCCTGAGCATCAGTTCCTGATTAAAGGCATCTATCTTGCCTGTACTTTTTAAAAGATCATATTCGCTCTTTACTGCATCGTATCCAAACCTGTCCTCCCATGCCCCTACGAACTCCTTTCTAGTGCAGGGAAACTTCTCGCATATGGGATATGCTCTAGTAGTCCATGCAGGACTTCCTGCAGCCTTGTAGAGAGGGTCCTTCTTGTTGAATGGAGTTCCTATCCATACAACCTTTCTCTTGGTAGGATGCATAGCCTGCCTGACAGCCTTGTATATGACATTCTCTATGTCTTTGACAATAGTCTTTGACTCTGCACTCTTGTCAGACATCAAGTCGTCAAGTACTGCAAACTGAGGTCTCTGTCCATACTTCTTGAAACCACGGACACCTGTATTAGCACCGAACATCCTGACACAGAACTGATGTCCCTCTGCATTGACAAACTCCATCTCTACGTCAGTAAACCTAGTCTTTGGAATAAATCTCTTCAGAAATTCAGAGTTGGTATACCTGTGCTCTATGTTGGCTCTAAGGTTCTTGCATCCATTCTCCATGGTATCGCCTACATACATGGCTACAGTGACATTACCAAATCCGTCCAGCTGTCCAAACACTGCTATGTACAGAAACATGTATTCTGCCATGACAGTAGACTTGGCTGAACCACGAAAGCTTACTATGAGAGTATTGTTGTTGTCATGCACTGCATCCAGCATGTCATAGTGAAACAATGGAGACTTGTTCTCCTCTCCTGTCTCTCCATTAACCAGCTTAATGAAGTTGATGAACTTGATGGCAAATTCAGTAGGAACATATCCGTCATTGAATATGCTGTAGTCAGTCTTCTTCAGCAGATCATCCAGAGTGGCATTGACATCTTCATTCATCATTCTATCTCCTCCACCTTGACATCTATGATTTGTGCTTCAGCTACATCCTGTAACGTCTTTCCTTTTCCTATGGAAGCTCTAAAGGTATTGGCAAGCTGTTCAGTAACTTCTCTAAGCTCTGCTATAGTCTCATTCTCCTGCAGTCCTATAGTCAACTCTCCCTTCACTATCTCTGGCTGCTTGGTATGAGTAAGAATAGCCTCGCATGCCTTTACCTTAGCCATTCCTCTTACAGCAGGATCCTTTATCATCTTTGCAAGAACATTCAATGCTTCCTGATGCAGAGGAGCATTAAGCACATATGTAGGAACAATAGTCTGCTCATAAATAGCCACTACAAGCTTGGACTTGTTGTACATTGCTACATATGCATCCATCCTCTTCTCTTCCACTCCTTCCTTTATCATTCTTTCCCATCTATCGGGAAAGGTAGCTGCATAGGCATCTCTATTGGTGTAGTTGAGAAGCTTGAACGATACATACTTCACTGCATTAAGATACTCGTCCATGGAGAACTTGCCAGTGCTAAGCACATTCAGATAGGAAATAAAATTGCTCTTTATCTGTTCTGCAAGAACTGGATCATTGACGCACTTCTCCACTTTCTCGCAGAACTCAGGAGTTATCATTCCTCTCTGGTTCTTGGGAACGAGCCTTTTAACAGCCTCTATCTCCATTACCTGTCTCCTTCACAGTCTACAGGACATTTCCATGTTCTTTCTCCATAACAGTTCCTACACTTGGGAAACCATCTGTCATACCTGTAGCTATACCACCAGTTGTCATCCCATAGACTCATAAACCATACTATGAGTCTTCTGGCTATCTTGAATCTATTCATGAATGCACCTTAAGTCATATCTAAGAGCAGCTTCATGCTCCAGCCTGCATCCTCTTGCATTAGCCCATCCCTTGCAGAAGTATACAGCATCGCATTCACTCATCTTCTCAAGAGACTTGGAAAGAAACCATAAAGGAATATTAGCTATGCCTAATTCTTTCAACCGTTCAGGCTTACACCATTCATCTGCAAAAAATGTATTGACTACTTCATATCCCATGTCTTCTAAATCTCTAACTGCCTTAGCCTTAGATGCCAATATCTCTTCATCAGTCTTTCCAGCCATAGGCTGGCTAATCATTGCCTTCATTCTATTTTCCTCCAAGCTTACTATTAAAAAAGCATATAAACTTCCATAGCCAAGGAAAGAAGTTAAACACTTTAGGCTTAGGCTTCTCCTCTTCCTTCTTCTTTCCAGACAGAGCTTCTACAGCCTTGTCTGCAGTCTTGGCTATAACAATAGATGCTAGCTTCTTAAAGTCTAGATCCATAATAGTCCTCCTAAAATTATACTCAGATTTTTTAAAATTTTTTATGGAAGTACTGATTGGCAAAAGTATACTGCAAATTTTAATAATTTTTTATAGATGCACCACTGCGCCACCGAGCTCAAGAAACGGAGTATCCCCCCGGTACCTTGTGCTGTGGAGCCCCTTATCGAGCCTGCGGTACTGTGTACTGTGGTGTACCTGTACTGTGCTGTATCTGCTGTCCCTGTCCCATAGGGGTGGGGGTAGGTGTGTGCTGTGCTGTCCTGTGCTCCTGCCACAGGGAGAATGTATTCAGTCGCTTCGCTCCTTTCTTTTGTTAAATAGCAGCAATTATGCTGTGAATAAAATGTACAAAGGAGTACATCATGCTTAAGACTATCGCTGCTATCGCACTGGGTGGATTCGTTCTTAAGAGGACTGCACCTGACACTTACCGCAAGGTGGTGCAGGCAGCTGATGATCTCGTGAATGTCACGAGCGACATCATGACTGCAGCTCGCGGTCAAGTCTCGGCCTATACGGCTGAGGCTGCTGCGGATGCTACTCAGAGGCTGCATCAGGTGAACCCTGCTGCTATCGAGGAGCTTCGTGCTCTTCTCGATGGACAGCAGTCTGCACAGCCTCAGCCTGCACGTCCTGTTCCTCACCGTCGTCGTCCGTAACATTGCTCCCTTCCTGACCTGTGTCCCTTCGGGGATGCAGGTCAGTTTTTTTGTTAGATAGGCAATTATGCCTGATAACATTTAAGTCCGAAGGAGGACATCATGGATATCAACG